CGTCCTTCTGAAGGACCGCATCGTGGGCCTTGGTCTGAGCGTTGCAGGTGATGCAGAGGAGGAGAGCTACAAGGAATCGCATGGCTACCATCATACACATACTATCGACCAGTGCAAGCCCCTTTCTTTAGCATGGCACCGGAATATTTTACGGGACTCCGATGGAACGATGCGCCGCCTACGCCCCATACCTTGTGTCTCATGAATTTAAAAAGGGGACCCAAAAACTTTTAGGAGTCCCATAAAAAAGAATCATATACTTTTAGGAGTCCCGTTTCCTGCTATATAATTGCATGGGACGTAAAGACGAAGGGATTGGAAGTTCAATAGCAGCGGGTGCCGCAGGTGAGCTTGCTAAGATGGCTGTGAACAAGATTGCTAAAAAATTCAGAAACCGCAATAAAAGGCCAGCGCCAGAGCAACCTAGTAACGAGCTTAATGTGACGGAAGCGCGTCTTGCATTAGCTGAGAGAATCTTATCCGAGCTTTATAGTGGTACTGGTAGAGCAGTTAAGAAGGACATGGTCAAGACTGTTGATAAGAAGATTCGTAAGCAACTTGATAAACCAGCTAAGATGGGTAAAGAGACTGCTAGAGTTCAGAGCAACATAGATGCCCTATACAAGAGAAGAAGAAAGCTTAAGCCTGAAGACGCTGGTTACGATCCGTTGCCTTAAATAAAACAATGAACATTTCAGAAGGACATAAGAACGTACTTGAACAGTACATGGATGATATCGAACTGAGTAAGAGTAAATCTGATCTCACGAGCGATAGGATAGTGGAGATTCAACAACTTATCGAATACTTCCCTGAAGACTCCACAACTACAGATGTGAAAAATATTCGAGATCGCTTAAAAGCTATCATCGCTTAATCCTTCCAAGTTAGCTGTTCATCAATATAATCTAAAGCTTCTTCCAAAGACACTGGAATTTTATCGCCGGTAGCAAACTCCCAGTCCTTCGCAAGTCTTTCGTATTCCTTTGGTGTAAAGAGATAGGATATATTGCGAACAGCAATTAGATCGTATTCTTTTTCTTCCGGTTCTTTAGTCTTTGCAATAAAGCTGAGAGCTTTTCTCGAAACATCTTGCCTAAGGCTATCCAGGATGAGCGTTTTGACTTGCTTTTCGGTGGGCATGTGCTTTTCTCGTATATCTTATCGAATCTATTGTCATTCGACTTAAGACGATTAGCTATCTCAAGAAGAACTACAAAGCTGCATGTTACGAAGGTCATTGTAACACAATCAACGATGATTCCAAAAGATTCCATACTATATTATACCCTTGATAGGAAATTTTTCAAATCTATATAAGGATGTATGGCTCAAATATTTTTTCACAATGATTGTATTGTAGAGGTTCTTGAAAATGGTGTTCATGCCGGTTCAAGAGTAGTAGATGGTACATCCTGGGATGATGCATTGCAAGATAATTTTTTGCAGTGTTTAGATGTTTCTGAATCCAAGGGAGAAGTAATAGATCTTGTTCGAGACGGAGCTTCATTATCAGCTTTAGGTTCAGTTTCATATTATTTTACTGTTGATAAGTCTAGACTCCCAATACCTGCTCAGGAGGGCTTAGATTTGTCCAACAGAGCGTCTGTAACGGCCTCTGAGATGCTTTCTTCGGTTGTATGGGCTACGGATATGCACTCAAATTACGTCTATGAGAGGGAGTCAGAGAACTAATGACTACTACTACTTCTACAGTTGGATCTGGTGGTGATTACGCTACCATACCTCTTTGGTTTGCAGGCCGTGGTGATCAGCCAGCCAGAAATGATATTGAAGAGTGTGTCTTGTTAGATGGGAGCCACGATTGGGGTGGTAGTCAGCAAGGTTGGAATGATGTTGGACCTCTGACCATTCGATTCAAGGGTCAGACCCCTCAAGATGGGGACTGGACAACAGGTGCAAATTTGGTGGCGGATGACACGTTATCATTCAAGCGAACCAACGATCTTACCTTAGAGTTCTCCGACCTCCAACTCGTTAATGACGACTATGCAAATCTGCAAATACGTACAGACACTTCGGGTACCAGCCGAGAGCTTGTAATCTCTATGTCGGGAGTTTTGTTTACTATGAATACTACGTCGCCGTTCATTAGACCGAGAGGAGGCTTAGGAGACTCATTCCTCAACTTTACCAACTGCGTTTTCGAGAACAACCGCACTGACAACAACGGCGGGAACCTTCTCAACATGGATGACCAAGCACCCTGTAATTTCCATATCAATTTAGTTAATTGCACGTTTAGACACTGTAGGTTGTGGGCGTATAAGTATCCTCCGACAAATCCAGACCACAAGTCTCAGATTGTCACTAGGGCTTGTATAATGGATCAAAACACAAGCATGGATAGTGGTCGATTCTTCAGGTTTTCAGAAGCCACTGGAGCATACCTTGGAGGATCGAGCATCGATAATATAACGAATGAACCTACGTCTCATCATCAAGCTTGGGCCACATCATCGCTCCAGAATACAACCATGGAAGCGACAATCAACGTTAGCGGGACTGCGCCATCGAATGGTGAAGTTTCATTTGATGGCTCGGGTGGAGGGAACAGAGACTCCTATACACTAGTTGATCACGTTAACAATCTTGCTTTGGATTATGTGGTAAGTGGTCCGTCTTTAAGCTTATCATCACCTTCATTAGATTTAAGTAGATCTACTAGGCTAGGAACTGTCGATTGCGGTGCATTTGAACGTCCTAGACTTAAAAACCAAGTCACGCCTGTTAACCTATTCTAATGTTAATTAAATTAAAATTCGGTATTAGACCTGTCACTAACTGCGCTGGCGGATGTTGACTGGGTTTCACTTACCTTGCATTAAAGGGAATGCCTTCAAGTAGATAAGCCAAGTGGTAGCAGAGCCGAAACAGCCTGCGAAAAGGCAGTCTAGTAGGTAATGAGAATTCTGAGCAAAAGGATGCCAATAAACTGCACCCCAAAACACCCCACACCAGAAAGCCATACATAACATGCAATCTACCAACTTTCCAAGAGGTGGGCAGAATGCGGTTATAAACTTTCTCACTGGGTGCATGATTGTAGAGTTTACAATAATGGTTGTCATGCCATAGACAGCCATTATCCAAATTAAAACGCTTACTAGGTAGTCCATAATATTTTATTGTTTCGGTAATCCGTGAGTTTTATCCGTAGGTAGTTTTGAGTATGGCAATGTCGCTGCATGATGCCTTAAAAACTTATCTTTAGCGGCAAACCAACCCTCCCTCATTATACCAGGAGATTCGTGCATTGTAATAATAGGAACGACATAATTAGAAAATCCCTGCAAATGCGATTTATATGTTAGATGTATGTCGTAAAAGTCCCATCCTGTCTCTAGATACTTTGGTTGGTCTAGTCCAATCTTCTTTAAATTCGCATAAGTGATTGCTAAGAAGCAACCGTCAAGAACAACAACCTGACCAGGCTTTCCAAAGTAGTTGGGCGTCATAGTCTCTGGGTTATCCCCTTGAAAAACGAAGCCCCTAGCATCCCCTGTTCTCCTAGCGTTCCACCAAGCACCATCTGGAGGGAGATGTGTGGATCCTGCCAGCCCTACAAATCCGACATTACTTTTCCTTGCTGTATTTAGCAACTTAATCGTATCCTCAGGCTTTGAAATAATATCCAAGTCGTCGTGACACAAAACTATAATATCTCCGTCTTCAAGGGGCATTTTCTTGAAAAAAGACATGTTCTCTTCATGCCCCTTGTAGATAGATTCAGCATCATAAGAGATACTTATACCAAATGCATCGTGGCCATTACAGTAATCAGTTATCTTCTTTAGGGACTTTGGTTGCTTATTTTGTCTAGCGCAAACAGAAAAATAAATCATTATGAATAATAATAGCGAAGATCTACAACAAATCGCAGAGGAGTTTAAGAAATGTTCTCGCAATTGCGAATATTTTACAAACAACTACATCAAAGTTGTACACCCTATGAGGGGGATGGTTAACTTTAAACTTTACCCGTTCCAGTCCCGCATTCTAGATGAGTTTCAGGATTACAGGCTCACAATTCTACGTAAGTTTAGGCAAGCAGGCTGCACTACTCTAATGGCTGCGTATGCTTTACATTTTTGCATCTTTGGTACAAACAAGAGAGTTGCTATTTTATCGAAAGGTGATGCCGAAGCCAAAGAAGTTATATCCCGCATTAAAATCATGTATGAGGAATTGCCTTTCTGGATGAAGCCTAAGACCACCAGAGATAATGATCACACCCTCTCATTTGAAAATGGGTCATCTATCCAATCAAAGGCATCTGGAAAGCAGTCAGGACGATCTATATCGGCTTCTCTACTTATCTTAGATGAGGCGGCATTCATTGAGCATATTAAGACTATTTGGGCTGCTGTAGGACCTACAACGTCCACAGGTGGCCGTGTAGTGTGCCTCTCTACGGTTAATGGTATCGGTAATTGGTTCCACAAGATGTATACTCAAGCTACTGAGGGTGCTAACGGCTTTCACCCAATTGATATTACATGGCAAGAGCATCCAGAATATAAGAGGCACAAAGGCTTTGAATGGCTGTATGAGCAGATGGAAGAGTGTAACCCACCCATTAATGTTGACAAGTGGGAGGAGCAAACCAGACGCAAACACAGTTACAAAGAATGGTTGCAAGAATATGAAGCTAGTTTCTTGGGAACAGGCGAGACCTACATTGAAGGTGAAATCTTACGTAACCTTAAAGAAAACTGTAGTAGGGACTACTGGGTCAAATACAATAATAAAATGCGTGTTTGGGAGGATCCACAACCAAATCACGAATATGTGTTAGCAGCCGACCCCTCAATTGGACGTGAGAGGGATTACTCAGCCTTCCATATTATTGACATCTATAATGGTAAGCAGGTAGCAGAGTTCTATTCCAACAGGACGCCAATAAACGAGTTCGCCAAGATTATAGCAGATGAAGCTAGGCTTTACAATACTGCTTTTGTCTGCCCTGAGAGGAATGGTATTGGGAACAACCTGATTTACTTCTTACAGCAAGAGTTGGAATACGAAAACTTGGTGATGGATGACAAGCGAGATATTGGAATCATGATTACTCAAAAGAATAAAGAGAATTTATTAGCCGATCTTGAGCACAATATTCGGTCAGGTAAAGTTTTAATTAACTCTGAAAGGCTGGTTGGTGAGCTTTTAACGTTCATTATCGACCCTGATACAGGCAAGATCAAGCCAGATAGTAACTGTCATGATGATTTAATTATGTCGTTCGCCGCCGCGATTAACGTTTTTAATAACTTAAGAGGAAATGCCTTCATAGAAAAGTCAGAAGATCAGACTTATATGCCTCAAGCTATCCGTAACGCTCATACATATAAAGTGAAGACATCTACTAATGATTTAACCGAAGAGAACATTAAATGGCTGCTAAGAAATTAAGAGAAGGTGGTGAGGGATATACGCAGTTTGCTGATCCGCAACAGCCGTACAATAAGCCTTATGGCTTGATTGGAAGATTTTTTAAAAAGTTCTTTGCTAGGGAGGTCGAAGACCATCGCGACGACCAGTATTTAGACCCTATTACTAGAAGGTCAGTTGACGGTCCTAAACCCCTCCAAGGTGACACAGTTCAGTCGAAAGAAGTTGTAAAAGTGCCCTCAGCCTTTGGCAATAAGCGAACTTATCTGCCTATCCTTCCTCAAATTGAGTATGATCGAAAGAGGAGATACAAAGAGTATGAGGACATGGATGGCTATCCAGAGATCTCATCAGCTTTTGATATCTACAGCGACGATTGTACTCAGGAAAATATTGACGGGACAGCTTGGGATATTGTAACTGATGACGAGATGACAAAGGTCGAGGTTGAGAGCATGTTTGAGCAGACCAACATGACTCGATATCTTTGGGACATTTCAAGGAATGTTGTAAAGTATGGCGATATCTTCCTAGAAACTATTGTCGATCTTAACAATATTAAACGTGGGATTCAACGTATTAAGATTCTCAACCCTAATTATATTTTCCGTGTAGAGGACGAGTTTGGATATCTTAAGCAGTTTATTCAAGAGGTTCCAAAGAAGAATGACTGGACAAGCTATGGCTCAATAGGTCCCTATCTTGAGGATGCTCAGATGATCAATTTGGACCCTGGGCAGATTGTCCACTTCCGGTTACATACCTCTGATCCGACTCACTATCCTTACGGAAAGTCCGTGGCTGCGGCTGCTAGAGTTACTTACAAAAGTTTGAAGATGATGGAGGATGCAATGCTCATCTATCGTCTTGTTCGTGCTCCTGAGCGCCGTATCTTCTACATCGATACTGGATCTTTGCCTGCTTCTAAGGCTGAAATGCATATTAAGAAGCAGATGGACAAGTTTAAAAAACGTAAGAGTTACAACGCTCAAACTGGAAACATTGAGGAAAACTTTAATGCCCTTGCTGCTGATGAGGACTTTTACATCGCTGTAAATGGTCGAGGCACAGGTACAAAGATTGATACTCTTCCCGGCGCTGAGAATTTAGGAGAAGTTGACGATGTTAAGTATTTCAGAGATAAACTTCTGGCTGCTCTTAAGATTCCGAAGGACTACATTGTTGAGAAAGATCAATCCCCTGAACGTAAGGCAAACCTCGCTCAATTAGACGTTAAATTTGCTCGTGTAATTACTAGGATTCAAAAGTCAATTGAGCTTGGGTTAGAGACAATTGCCAAAAGGCACCTCATGCTTAAAGGATTTCCAAGATCCTTAATTAATAAACTTAAAATTAAACTTCCTGCTCCTTCTGACATGGCTCTAAAAAGAATGCTTGACACAGATGAGCAAAAAGCAAGAGTTGTTCAAGCTGTTAAGGGCTTAGGGATATTCCCCATGAATAAAATCTACAGGGACTATTACCAGATGTCTCAAAGTGAAATTGAAGAAACCAAGAAGGGTTTAGAGGAAGATCAGAAAGACCCTGTATTCAGCCAGACCCTTCTTATGGGTGGCTTAAGTATGCCCGCAGCACCTGGAGGAGCCCCTGGAGGAGCCCCTGGGGCAGTACCTCCAGGCCTACCTCAAACCCCTCCTGGATCCCCGATGGATCCCGCTGAAAATCAGCCTGCTACTGCGGCTGAGGCTTTAGACTATGATGCTATGAAGTCATTAGCTATTGATTCGGGTTGCGATGATGAATTAATCAAGTTGCTAGAGGATCTCAGTGCTAAAGATCATTTTAATAAAGCAACGCCTAAAGACGACTCTAAATAATTTTGTAACAAGTGTATTTAATATGTTAACGAATCTGATTGAAAATCGTGGAAAAGAGTTCAGTAACCTGATAAAGATTGGTGACTACTTAGCTCGTACATTGAGAGAGAATGTTGAACTGTTTTCAGTTGAGGACGGTGTTGCAACCTACCTTACTGAGAATGGTTCCGTAATTAGCGGTAAGTATACTCTCAAGCCGACTTTAAAACTTTCTAAGATTGTTGTCGAGGATTCTTCGATTCTTGAGAATAAAAAAGCTTTTGAAGAGGCGACCGATAAAAGAGTAATGAGTGTTCTCTCGAACCTCATTGAGGATGATTACCAATCGGCTGAAGGTTCTTTTGATAAAATCCTTTCCATGTATGAGACTAAACTAACCTACGAAAGAATCAAGAATAGACTTGAAGAAAAAACACAAAGGTTTGGAGAGTCAACTAAAATTGTTTCTTCGAAGGAGTTTCAGCGTGTTAACGAGATTAAAGATCAGTTAGTTACTTTCTTAAAGGAAAACCAAGAACTGATGGAATCTGTCGGCATGAAGACAGGGTTAAAGCTGATCAACTTAGTGTCCACCAGTTTCGATCTTCCTAGAAAGTCTATTGATGAGCTAAAAGAATCTAAGGAGATTAAAGTTAACTTTATCGGTAAGACTAATCTTTATGAGCACCTTTGTAGAAAAGAGTTAATTCAGAAGGAGTTACTTGAAGCTAAACAAAGCTTTAATAGCATCTGGGTAGATAGTGCTAGTGTTCAAGACTTGGCTTCAATGATATTTGAGAGCGATGTTGACTCAGTCAGGCATCAAGTTGCTCAAACAATTTCCGATGCCCCTTATCTTGCTTTAGCAACTAAGAAGCAGATTTCAGGATTGATCAGTAACTGTCTTAGCCTGAATGAAATTAAAGTCACCAAGAAAGATCTTGAAAAGTTCTCTGGCATTATATACGAGATGAAGAAGCCAGTTAAGCAATATGTTTTAGATGTTTTGAATGAAAAGTATGGCATAGATGTTCGCAAACTAGACGAAGTCCCAACCTTCAGGACGCTCACATTAACTGAGGCAGAAATAATAAATAAGATTTCTAAACAGGCTACGAACGGATCCTTAATTGAGAAAACCTTATCTGAGTTCGCAAACTCCCTCCAGACAAAGAACGGTGCCGAGTCAATTGACCTCGCTGTTTTCTTAGAAGAAATATTCCATGAAGCAGGCCACGATCAGTCTTTGAATGAGGCCAGCCTTATGGATTATATGGACTTCACCAAGGTCGCTGATGATCTTGGCAAGATTGGGCAAGTTCTTAAGATGCTTGTTCCTGCGGTTGAAAACGCCGCCGATCAAATGAAGGATGAAGCAGATGGAGAAGCTGCTGAAGGCGCAGAGGAGATGGGCAGCGAGGATCCTTTAGGCACTCCTGATGAATTAGACAGCGATGCTGAAGTTCCGATGGAAGAGCCTAACATGGACGCCGAAGAAGCTGCGGAAGAAGTAAAGGGTGAGGCTGAGGATGAGCGTGAAGAGGCAGAAAGCAAGATGCCCGATATGCCTGAAGAAGAGGGTGCTGAAGAAGAGGGTGCTGAAGAAGAGGGTGCTGAAGAGGAAGAAAAGGAGATGGGCCAGGACGACCTGACATCTTTACTTTCTAAGTTGGAAGACCTTCTATCAGACATCAACGATGATGATGATGATGATGAAGAAGAAGACAACAACAAAGACCCTGAACAATACAAGTCATAAGGAGGCTTAAATGGCATTCAACAAAAGACCACTTGCTCTGAGGTATGATGATACCACAGGCAATGCTGATGGTTTAATTGAGTTCACCCTCAATCTCAGCGATGTTGGGGATGTGTGTTCAGGTACAGTCCCAACAACAGATCAAGTTTTGGCATGGACTGGCTCAGAAGCTTGCTGGTCCAGTATTGTATTTCCTGCGGGAGGTGGTGGTGGAAGTACTTTTACTTGCTCTGACCTGTCCAGTTGTAACTTAAGTTCGTTAGGTGACGTTTGTTCTGCAACACCGGAAACTGGTCAGGTTTTAGCTTACAGTGGGACAAATGGTTTTTGTTACTCTTCAATTAACTTCCCAGTTTCGAGAGTAAATGGCAATACAGGAGACGTAGCTCTGACGCTTGATGAAATCAACGCCGCCACTAATACTTCTTTTGCCGCTAATGGCACCTTAACGGTTGCAGGCAGTGATAATTTCACCGTTGCTGGAGACAGTGGGGATGTTACCGTTGGTGACGTTACCGTTATAAGGGGCGCTGATGGCGACATAGAAGCTGGTAAGGACGTTGTAATAGGACAAAACTCGTTCACGCAAACCAGTGCGAAGATTGCTAATGTTGAAGAAAATTCGTTAATGATAACGGATTCGGCTTCGGCGGTGTCAAGTGTTTCAGGTGCCTCAGGAACTATTCCTTACTTTAGCGGAACTAATCCAAAGCCTGTCCTTACAGGCATTCCGACCATAATGCAAGAGGCTGGTGTTAGGGTTGAGGATAAGACGTTAGCGGATCTAAGTGATGCTCAGTATAGTGGTGGTACACCAACTAATGGTCAAGCCTTAATTTGGCAGGGTGATTTCGCACCTTATTGGCAAAATCAAACGGTCAAGTCACTCGTTGGCAATGTACAAGCAAATCAAGAATCGAATGGTACAACTATTATAAAAAATGTGCCATCGGTTCCTGTTGGCAAGACGGGTGAAGGTGATATTACTGCAAATACAATATTATACTTCTCAGGAACGAATGCATCATCAACCGATACCCTTACCCTAAGCACTGATGGTAGGAATCTGATTGAGAGTGGTAGTGCTACCAATGTGCAAGCCTTTGAGCTTACGGCTAATAGTGCAACCATATCTAACTTGAATGTAACTCGAACAGGTCAAATGAACCCAACAGTTTATATTCAAGAGGCTGATTGGTTAACTCCTGGAGGTGCCGCTAATGGCTTTGGCACCACTCAGAGTGGATCTAACGCAGGTTTCGGGCAGTGTTTCGATAACGATATTATGCACCCTGATAAGGGGACCATTGGTGTTTACGAGATCAGGTCGGGCACCGATGGTTATGGTAGAGCATTCCTAACAACTTTCAATAATGCTCTAGCGGTTAGCTCCTGTGCTATATCATTCACAAGCAGAATTGCACCTAGTGGTCTTTGGGAAAATGGCGTTAACGAAGGGAAAATGTGCTTTGGCTTAAGAAATGGCACCGGAAACTCTGCCGCAACTTATGCCATGGAATTCCAATATGGGCAGGGTGGAGGAGGGACTACCACCACTTGGTCAGCAGTTGTAACTGACAATAGTAACTCCACCGTTTCAGATACGGGAGTTGTAGTGTCTGCTCAAGAGTTCCAAGTATTACAAGTTAGTTGTAACGAAAACTGGGATACAGTAGATTTCTATGTTGATGGGGTTAACAAAGCTCAGTTCTCATTGGCAGCAGGTCACAATATTCCTGACAGTAGATTTAATAGACTGGGACTAGCATGGGCCATCAATAATGCTAATATCTATAGCACATCAAATAATACAGTTGGCAATGAAATATTCTTGGACTGGCACCAAATTAGGATGACCCATAACAATACTACGAGAGGGAAAGACCTAATTCAGTAGCATGTCACCACGTTTAAGTGAGTTGAACAGGCGAGTGTAGAAAAGTTCACGAAGAGAATCTAACTCTCGCAGGACACTCGTCAAGTTCCTTACAGTTGTCTCTGTAATCTTGTCATCATCCTTGATGCCTTTTAGGATATCTGTGCAAGCATCAAGCATGTTCTGCTGATCTTTTGTAATCTTATTGATTGTATCAATCTGTGCTTCTTTTGTGATAATTTCAGAATCGGACATTGTTTACCTCAAACTTTAATCTTTTATAGTGTCGTATTCTCTGCTTCGAATGGTTTTCCAAGTAAGGAACTCTATCGTAGAAGTCATAGAAATACATGGTATCTTTACCCTTTGCTTTACGAATACCTCTACCTAAACCCTGCAACGTAGGAACTTCACCTGATAGTCCTCTAGCATTGATCATGTGTGTAATCTCATCAATGCTAATGCCAGTTTGCATAACGTTAGTGCCAATTATCGTAGCAGCCTTATCGTCTTTTACGAACTTGTTTATGACATCATATCTACTATCAATGTCATCTTTACCTTCAATAGTATAGCAATTACTAATTCTTTCTTGCAAATTTTCAATGTGTTGCAAGTTCTTTACAAGAATTAAGATCTTTGCACTGGGGTTGGATCGGTATATTTTTGATACAATATCTTTAATTTTATCATTACGAACATAACAGTTTACCACGTATTGATCATAAATATCAAGATAACTTAAATCATTAGCAATCGATGATGCAGGGGTATTATCTACAACTTGAATTATGGGCTTTGCAAGAGCACCGTCTTTAATCAAATCCTCTGCTGTCCGTGTCGCGTAAACAGGTCCAAAAGCGCCCTCTAATACCATCCTAGCATTAATATCTTTTGCACCCTCCCTAGGTGGGGTGGCAGTAAATGCGAGCCTGTAGGGTGCATTAGGGAAACTTTCAATGGCTGCTATGGTTGTCTCACCCTTACAAAACTGATGTGCCTCATCAACCATTAACACCTCGGTTTCTTGTAGGTGTGTATCAATAATACGCTCAATACTTTGAACGGTTGAAAGCATTACCTGCCCTGGAACGTAACCCTCGCCAGAATTATAACCTAGATTTTTTATACCACACCTTTTAAAAAACTCATAAGTTTGATTTAGAATTCCTTTCTCCCTAAAAAGGACCACCACTTTTGGATCGTCACCCCATTGAAGTGCAGCAATGCAACCTGCCATAATTAGAGTTTTACCTGATCCTGTAGGGCTATCAACAATCGCCCTTTTCACTTTAAGGCATTGATGTATGGCTTTTTCTTGATATTCTCGATATTTGAAGTCACCCACTTCAGGGATAAAAAAATCTTCTGGTTCAGGCTTGTTGTCCCACTCAATATCTCTAACTCCAATTTCATTTAAATCTTTTAGGATTCGAGATAGGAGTCCTGTTTTAAATTTTCCGTTGGCTCCAAAATATCTCTTCTTACCATCCCACCTTCTATTTTTGTAAGCCTGGGAATACTCATGTCCAGGGACGGAGAAAGAATACTTATCTCTCAGTGCTGATATAATCTTAGGATTATCGGTCTCCAAGGTAGACGTTAAGTTACCTACGGTAATCTTCATATACTATAATAGTAATTGTTGCAACAAGGTAATATATGACTAAAAATAAAAAAATCATAGAGAAGACTGGGGACCCTAGGGAAGATGCCCTTAATGATCTATTCTCCGAATCTGCCGACGATACGATGGTTATCACTGAAATCCCATCAAAAGGTAAATTTTACTCCGATTTCAAGGGAATAGAGGTAAAACCTTTAACTTTTGTTGACGAGCAGAAGATATTAAATGCAAAAGATGCCAACCTGGATATTGTGTCAAAACTTTTGGAGAAAACCATCGATGGCGTTGTTGTTGATGAACTTCTATCCATGGACAAGATGTATCTTTTAATGAAAGTTCGTGAAGTCTCCTACGGGGATTTATATGACTTTAAAGTTACGTGCCCTGCTTGCTCCACGGAGATAAATACCTCTCTTAAGCTCTCAGAGCACTTAAATATGACTCAGGTCCCCGATGATTTAGAGGACCCTAGAAAAGTTACATTACCTAGACTTAAAGTCGAGGCAGAGGTCAGATTCCCCAGAAGCCGTGAAGAAATCCTACTTTCGGATACGGATGAGATTCATAAGAACATATACCGATTTGTTGTCTCTATCAAAGGTAATCGGGACCCCGTATTCATATCCAAAGCACTAAAGAGAATGCATATTCAGGACATAAAAAAGATTGTATCTGAAATATCCAAGTCTGAGTATGGGGTCAACCCAAGGTTCATCTTTCAGTGCCCCGAGTGCTCGCATGAAGAGACAATGGCTATCCCGATGGACGTAAGTTTTTTTTCAGTGAGCTAACTGACAGTTTATCCTCGGAGGATCTTCTATATCAAGCGTATATATTAATAAATAAGGTAGGCTTATCTTATTCAGATGTGAAGGAAATGACTCAAGGAGAACGTTTGTCATTTATCAACTTTTACACTGAAGAAGTGAAGAGACTGGAGAGTTAGCATGAAAATCAACGGAAATCAAGTTACTACGAGACACGAGAGACCCACTGTTTTGGGTCCGACTGCGCTGATAATGTACTTTATCAATGATGGGCAGTATGTGGATCCTTACTCTATCAGCGGAGTTTCAATCTTCGCTGCATCAGATAACCAGTCCCCCAGTTCAGTTATAAGCTCTGATGGAGAAATTAAGACTGATGTGACGGGTAGTGTTCTTATGCATTTCTCTAATAGTGCAACACTCACTACCAATTCAAGCTTTGACGCAAGCAACTACAACCCTGAGGTGGTCGGATCCGCGTCGGGTATTTACAAATTAGATACAGGTAAATTTGCATGTGTACTGGATAAGGCCGCCGTTATCCCTAGCGGTGTATTCAACCTATCAGGTGATACCACGATACTTAACACTGTATCCTCTACTGGGGATTACATCGATGTTTGGACAGTTAAACGAGTTGCTGGTTCAGATCTTGACACAATAATCAACGAGTTCACTCTGACTGAGGATAGATTCTTTGGTGTTACAGAGCCTTTATTATTCCGAGTTGCTACACGGCTAGAGAATAATTACTTAGTCCTTGGATCAAAAGTTGATCTTAAATTTACTAATGAGTTTACACTTGAGAACGCAAATATAGATCGGAGTATTGTAAATCTTTTCAAACAGTCTCTAGTAACTGACCCAATGATTGAGATTTACAAAAAGAATCAAGATCGTAACCTTGACGCAAGAGTTGAGGTTTCTGGTTATTCCGCGACTTCCGGTCTTGTGGATACCACCTCTGAGAACACTGTTATCTTTACATTGGACACGGAAGCTCTTAAGACCCACCCCAAACTTTTAGATGGCACCTTAGGCTCGATGACAGGAACTTACGTAGTTAGACTTAAGTTTAATGCGTTAAATCAGACTGTCGTATCAAATGACATGGCCTTTATCATACGCTAGGTAAGTTAGGTGAAGTCCGTCTAGCTTACTAGTTTTTTCAGCCTCTGCCCTGAGGAAGTCCCCACCCTTTTTAGTAAGGATCTCATTCCAGTCTTTAAATGGATTTGGGGGCACGACTGTATATAAATCATCTCTGCGAATCCAGTGTGCTAGGTCCATGAACTTCTTGCGACCTGCAATACCAGGACCATCACTATCAAAGGCACACACCAACGGACCTGTATACTGACTGAGTTGTAGCATTTGCTCACGGCTCGTAAAACAGCTTAGAGTGGTCGTAGCATTTAATCCCACTGCTTGAAGGCTAAGGCAGTCAAAGACGCCCTCAGTGATGTATAGAGGCTTCTGAGAGCCATAATCGAAGGGGTATAGAATCTGGGAACTCTTTAAGTTCTTACAATTAAGATATTTGGGTTGCTCATCTCCGAGCGCACGGGCTTGAAAATAAAAGAGTTTACCGTTTCGGTTGATGAATGGGATAATCAGCCTGCCCCTATATTTACCGCTTGTGGCGATATAGAACTTAAATTGATCTACGCCACGGGATTGAGGGAAAGGGTGACCTTCTGCAATCTTAAAGTTTTCAACCTCATCCAAATCGGAATCAATTTGATTTGGGTCAAATTCTTCGAGTGGCCGCCGTCCTTTGTAACCGGCCATGAAGTCCTCGAAGACAAACTTTTCGTAAGCTTCTCGATAGCTACATTTCTCTAAAATGGCATATAGCTTGAGAAAATTTCCTACCTCACCAGTCTTAAAGCATCTCCACAGACCAGTTTCTGTGTTGATGGACATGTGGCGCTTGTAGTCATTATCTATGAATATTGAAGGAACTACTAGTTCGGTATCGTCACTAGAAAGTCTATAATTGGAATGGAACTTGTCCAAACAATATTTTCTAATATAAGAATCAGATCCCATGTTCATAAATAGTATTAGTGCCTCTAAGAGTGACATCATAGACCAGTGCCTGTGGAAGTACAGACTGAAATATATCTTGAAGCTGCCGGGATTCGGTGCGAAGAATGAGGATGCTTTGAACTTCGGGTCTTTTATTCACAAGATATTTGAACTGGGATACCAAGAGAAGGACATCAAGTCCTTGCTAAAAATTGCTGAACAAGAACGTTCCACCTATAAGGTGCCATTTCGTGATAATGACAGGATGAAGTCCTGTCTAGAAAATTTCATAATGTGGAATCAGGGATTAGGGGAGACCATGTCTACTGAACAGACTGTTAATGTTCCCCTGGACGAGAAGCACGATATTAATTTCATAGGGGTGATCGACAGAGTAATCAAGGGCAAAGATGGCGGATACTTGGTTATAGACTACAAAACATCCAAAAGAGAAAAAAAGAAAAAGACCCTCATGGATGACAACCAGTTAAAGGGTTACGCATGGGCTATCCATAAGCTCTATGACGTTCCCTATGATAAGATCTACTGCGCTCACTACTACCCTGTCACTGGTAACTTTGTTGCCGTCAAGTTTGGTAAATTCCAAATTGATAGGTGGAAGAAAAAAACAACAGAGAAGGTTTGGCGTATACGAAAGAAGAAGAAAGATGAGTTCTGGGCGCAGGAGAATGTGTTCTGTGACTGGTGTGAGTATAAAGAGGCGTGCCCTAGATTTCACTCAGACTCAGAGGTTTGCAAAAGGATAGACGAGCAGAAGGAACTTAAGAAGTCAATGAAATCTTAGAGATCATTTACCCTACCTTTTATTATGGGGAAATAAATCTCGTAGTCAATATCCTCTAAAAAAGATTTAATCACTTCTTCGTTAAATCCAGAGTCTACTACAAGAAACTTATATACAGTCTGTAGCTTAAGAGGCTTTCTTGTGTCTAATGATTTCAGGAGTCTTAACTGATAAAGGCTAGGAAGTCTTTTACCATATTTAAAGCTCCATTTATCTACAAAGTCACTGGAGAACGTAAAGTTCAGTAAGTCTATTGTTTCAACTAAATCCTCTTCTAATGTATTCATTTTATATAAATAGTTATAGAAGCAGGACACTTCAGAAAATCACTAAATATCTAGGATTTACTAAATTATTACAATGAGTGCTGAATTGACTGGTGAGTTTGGTGAGAGACTAATTCCGTTCTCTAAAAAAAGAGATTACGAAACTGGCGAATCCTTGCCCCCGAATACCTCAGAAACGAGTTACTTAGGTTTAAGACCAGGAGATTTAATTCAAGTAACTTATTCGGGATTTGTTAGGTATGGGCTGGTTCTATCCTCTAGGAGAACTAGCAGTGGTTTATTTCTCTCTACGAGGGGTAACGGATTGGTAAATTTCATGGACATTTCGGGCTTATCTGACGCTATGTTTTCCTTAATGATAAATAACCTATACAACAACGAGAGTGCTTGCAAGTATCGATCCAGGATAATTCTCAGTGCTTTTTTGGGTAAGCAAAGTTTTAGAACTTTAAATAAATCTAAAATGACAAACATACTAAAGGTGAAGCTAGATGGTTGATGATCCGAACAGGAATAGAGGAAGAAGGGCAGGGGACGTTGATGGCATGAACCGAAGGAACACTGATGTCTTCACCCAAGACCAGGGTCAGTTTGAGATGCTTAGAGCCCAAGAGAGGGCAATGGCTAAGTTGGGCGGAGACCTCAGACAGTCAGCTAGACAAATCAAAACAGCATTTGCAAATTTCGCTAACCCAATAAATAGGCTCAGGGATTCTCTAACGAGGCTAGATGAGTCTAACCGTAGCGCCTTAAGGATGGGCATTACGACTGAGAAGCTTAGGCAATCAGTGGCCAAAAACTCAGAGATCCTTGATAGAGGTCTAGTAAGTAATCAAAAATTATTGGATGCCATTAGTCTTAATTTTGAGTCTGGTGTGAGAGTTCAGAATGGCGCACTAATGACTTTGACTGAGGAGATGGTTGCGACGGGTCAAGATACTAAAGTCCTAGCACAGCGCAATTCAGACTTGATGCTTTTCACTGGAGACAATACTGCTTCAATTCAGAGTGCCTCGAAGGTTAATAAGGAGGTTAGTGATAAGTATGGTGTTTCTAACGAAAAGCTCATTAACAGTATGAACACGCTGAGAGCTTCTTTTGAGGAAGCCTCGTTCTTTGGGCCAGAGGTTACAACTTCTCTTCAAAACGTAGCCACGGAGCTTATCGGTAGGACCGGAGGAAAGGGAGTTGAAGGTGCAATTCAAACTTTACTTGGCCTTGGGACTGGTGGGTTAGAGACTGTTAGAGCCGCTGCTATGACAGGCGCTATGGGTCTTAGAGAGCGCATTGGGGCGAGACAAGCTGTGGGTCTTGAAGATTTTATGCCTATCCTTGAAAATCTTCGAAGAATGGCAGACGAGTCTGGAGGAGGCCAGTTTGGAGCAAATCTTGTGGCTTTTAGGACTGGACTTGAAAAACAACAGGTTACAGGCCTTCTCAACCTTGAGAGACAATTGCAACTTAACTTTGAGGTTTCTGACGAAATTAAAAAGACTAATAATGATACCTTTAATAATATAAAAAATATTAACGAAAGAGCGTTGAACTTCTATGACGACACGGCACTCAAGATGTTAGATGTTCTTGGCCACATAGATACAGCCCTTTTAGCTGCCATTGCGGCGGGTAGTCTAGGTGCTGCTGGGGGATTCAACGCGCTTAGAGGTGTGTTTGGTGCTGGCGGGGGAACTGGTATAATGGCTAGAGGTGCGGCTCGACTTGGTAGAGGAGCAGCAGTTGCTGGTCTAGGGTACTTAGCGGGAAGTATGATTCCTGAAGATTCTAAGGTAATGGGAGCAAGCACGGGAGGTTTAGTTCAAGGCGCCGCTATGGGCGCTGGCGTCGGAGCTTTAGTCCCTATCCCAGGGGCAATGCTTATTGGTGCCGGTATTGGAGCTACAATGAGCTACTTTGAGAGTATTTCCGAAAATACTGCAAAGAGTGCGAAGGCTGATACTGAACGACTTCGAATGGAAAAGGAAGAAAGAGACATCAAAAGAGCTAGGGCTGCTGCTGATGATATAAAGCGTTCTCAAGGATTAATTGATTACTTAAGAAGTAGAGGCATGATACAGGCTGAAGATGCTACCGATGTTTTGAAGGATTTAAGAGCGGAAGCGGTGTCCAGGAATGCTCGTGATAGATTCAATGTAAACAACACCGATGTTCCTAATGGTGGTAGATAATTAAAATGGTTACTTTTTTAAAAGATACTTTCGGGCCTTCGAGCTATAAGCGTGTAAAGCCTAGGCTTTTACATGAGAGGTCTCACTTGGCTCTAGAGTTCCCTCAACCTGACGCTAGGTTCTCCAGAGCGTATATTCCTTTTTTGGAGAATGCCAGAATCTCTGAGAAAGGTCGAGCTAATCTCAATGCTTATTCCTTGGTTGGAAGGGCTGGTGAATTATTCTCATATGGAGGTGCAAGGTCTAGAAGGCTCTCCCTGTCTTTCAATATCAGCTTGCTACACGTAATTGAGATGAACATAAAGGAGGGTATAGCAGATTATTTTAAGAGGCAGTTCACTTTATTCTTTGAAGACCCTAAGAAACAAGAATCATTGTTTAATCTTAGAAGAAGCGTGGCTGAAATAAGTTCTGAGATGCAAGCTGAGTCTGAGGTTAATGGAGGCTTTGTTAGCGAGGATACGAGAGTTGCAATTCAGGACGAGTATGAATACTTCAACACTGAGTTGATGGAAGCTGAAGAAGAGTTAAATGCACCTGGAGCAGTTGAAGTAGCTTTTGCTAAAGGTATTGATTATGCTGCAACACACCGAGCTTATTACAGGGAAAAACTACAGAAGATCACAGGGACTGCCCCTGACGAAGGACTCGGAGAATACCTTACAGAGTTCCTGGGAGATTTAGAAGTTCCTTTTGAGCAATCAGAGCAGGAATTAGGCGATGTTATAAATTTAGTTTATTGTTGGGTTAACTTAGTTAGAGCATCCGTTCTTAACAGATCAGACAACACTACATATGGTCCTCCTATTGTTAGGCTGACGCATGGTCCTATGTATAACAATGTTCCCTGCTTAGTGGAGGGATACAGTATTAATATTAATGAGGAGGCTGGGTATGAGCTTAACAGCCTTACCCCTAAAAGGCTTGAAATTACCATGGATCTTGTTGAATCTAGAAACGGTAACTATGGCGGCTACATATCTGGTCAACTGGAAAGTGGTGATAACTTAACTGGTTGGGAGTCGATTATTTCTGAGAATGCTATCGATCCATTTAATGGGTTGATAAGGGAGTCACGCCAGCTTGGCAACCCGAGTGTTACCGTCGAGAGGGTTAATTAATGAAATACTATAATCATTTAAAGGTTGGTTATGAAGAGGTAACTCACCGAGGTAAAAAGGTTGCTACTTCCTTGAATTCAAAAGAGTTTAGAGAGTTTATAAAAAGCACTAGAGACCTTACCTTTAGAGTTGGAACCATCCCTCCCAGTTATGAACACAGGGCAGATAAGATTGCTAATCTATTTTATGGAGACCCCGCTCTAGATTGGTTAGTTTGCTGGACTAATAATGTTTCAGACCCTTTCCAACAATTAAATGTTGGAGACAGGGTGAGAATATTGGATATTTAGAATGGTTAATAATAAATACGCAGGCTCTACTAACAGGTCTCTACCCTACAATATTGTACTAACTAGAGACCCTAATGTTATTGGACAGCTATTTTATGATAAACTTGGTCGTAAGAGGAACTTTTCTGATTCGTTCGACAACATACCCGACTATGAAAACGAAAACACTTTTATAATATCCCCAAGAAACAACAATGAGTTTATTAGCATGGACTACACGTTTAATGCAGAAGGCCAGACTTTTGTAAGCTTGAAACTTGTTGAAACAGATAGATTACTAGAATACTTTTTTATAACAAGCAACGGTTGGGAAGAGGCTGTAGCTTCTAGGCTATCAGCCCGAAAATCAGTTTTAGGTGATACGAATAATTTCGATAGCTTGTTGTCCGCAAGACCTGCATTTTACCTATCCTTTGGTGCTGGAGATGTATTTACATCTTGGGCAGGACCCTATGTTGTGCAGTTAGCAGACTGTAATTTATCGATAGACCCCAATGGTATCCGACAATTGGAACTGTTGTTTACGCCCAGCCAAGATACGTTAAAAGTTTTTACTGATAGGCTGGTTTCTGACACTGTCCATAGAAAAGATTCTGTTTTTTCAACCTTCAAGGCTCAAGGACCTTCATCGGGCAAAGGACGGGTGATACCAGCAGATAAGGTTTTTAAAACAAAATCAGAAGACTCTAGCTTTGTAGGCGCTATCCTCCCGAGCCTAGGGACGGATCCCGGTTTAATTACTTTAGACCTTAAAAGGTCTGATGTTTTGGATTCTGAAAAGGACATCAGACCTCTTAGGGTCACAGGATCTGTTGAGGACGGCACTTCTCCGCAAGGAACACCAAGAGTTCCTACTCTTGGAAAGCAAGTCGAAAGGCAAGGTCAAGCATGGAATATTGCAGTAAGGCAACTAATTACTGAGTACCTAAAAAAGTTATTCCCAACCTTACCCCCTGGAAACACTCTTACAATTTTCGATGATGACCTAGATGCTGTCTACCCAATCATTAAAAAAGATGGTGTGGTTGTGGACAATGGAAGGCTTGTTATTGAGATGCCTAGATCTAAAAATGTTAGGAAGGACATTATCAGCAGGTGCGGAACAGGCCTCAGAAATTTTGGTATAGATATCTCATATTTGCCAAGTAAAGCTAAAAATGTTTTAAATAGTAAGAAGTCTCTTAATGAAATAGCTGGCAAAGGCGCTGTTATTCAGTCTGGATCTAATAGTTCTGAAACAGATTCTAACAAAGGAACAAATCCTCAAAGGCAGGCTGAAGCTCGTCCTATTTCGAAGGACAATGTTGTGCTATCCTTTAGCATGTTGCTGGATGAGGAGGCTGATTTAAAAGGAAGTCCCCCCGCTCTTGTTCCCTTAATGAAGTTTCAGAGAAGGCTTAAGGAGATATCAAATAAACCATCAGACTTTGTTATTTATGAGGAACATAATACGGACATACTTCGCAGTCTATGGGATGCTGGATTAATCCAAGACTGGCGGGAGAGCGTTGTAATCTTCGGAAGAAAATCTAATATAGACAGATTAGTATATGCTCTTTCAGAGCCTAGCGACACTCTTATCGCGAATGTGTTTCCTACTAGTGACTTCGATGCTGTGCCTATTCAAAACACTAGAAAGAAAAACGCCTGGAGGGTATGCTACCTAGAGCAAAAGGCTAGACAAGATAACTTACCTAACGCTGGTAAGAGGTATACCTCTTCGTTTGGAGAGAAGTTTGATATACCAGCACTTTCCAAGAATTTGAACAGGACAATCAGATCTGACATTCCATTCTTCGCAGCAAATGTTAAGAACGCTAATGTTCTTAGCTTGAGCTTCGATAGTAAACCTTATGTGAATGTTCTGATGTCGACAACTTACAAGTCTTCGTATAGGGTTCTCGACAAATATTTCAAGGATAACGAGGATCAGCTACTGAAAAGCAGAGATCTTAAATTTCCTTTTGTGGAATACATAGCGGATAAGATTAATAAGGAGAAGGAGGAGCAAAGAAAAACAGGCAGAGGTAGTCCAAGGTCCAACATAAAAATGCTGATGGATATTATGGAGAAAGACAAGCAAGCTAAGTTGATATTGTACAATGATAAAAAAGTGCAGCAACTGGACGACTTCTCATTTTTAGACTTGCTCTTATTTAAGCTAAACGGCTCTAAGTTTAATCTCAATACGGTCGAAGAGATTGGTGAAGGTAATACTCACGCCAAAAGAGAGGCTGACCTTATACAACAGATTAACAGATCAATCATAAATGTCCGATTAAGAACTCTACCTTTTTTTAACACTAACTTTTACTTAGGTCAACCTTGCTTTTTGTATGGAGTTGCTAATGGTGTCGTAGGTTCTAGAACTTGGTCCGACAAAAATGCTATGCCGCAATTCGAGCCATACGAGACTAGACCAGCAATCTTTACAAACGAGTATACTATTATTGGGTATAAGCATCACATAGATAAAGAGTCTGCCTTTTCTGAATTCACTATAGCCCAACCAGGGTTCGGAGCGGCTGGTGCTAGAGTTAACAACAAGGTTAAAGATTTGTTCAAAAAAGAATTACAGGCTGCTGGTGTTGTCTATGGTAAAGTTGCCGAGGAGGTTGAAGCTTTTAATTCTCTGGTCGATAGGGCTACCGAGGCGAAACCTGGAGACTCTACCTCCACCTTCATAGTAAAAGAAGCTCTTGGCTTGTATGGAGGCTTATTAGAGAGTTTGGGCTATGACCAGGATAAATTGATGGGTGATTACGCTCTTCGAGTTTCTAAGGGTTTAGAGGATCTGGATAAAGAGTCTAAAGAAGATAAATAAGGTGTAACTATGAAATTTTATATAGGAACTGTTGTTGACAATAAAGACCCAGATAAGTCCGGTGTCTTACAGGTGAAGTTCCCTGACTATAACAACGACAGGCCGGTTCCTGTAGCTTATACCTCACCCTACTATAAATTTAATTCTGGAGGTTTTGTAGCGGTTCCTGAAGGGGGCACGCAAGTTTTGTGTTTGTACAATGAAAGTCCTAAGGCTGGAGAGTCCACCTTCTACTACCTTACGAGTGTTATAGGTCAACCAACTAATATTACTCAAGATGATCAGAATGAAAATGTTAAACCCCTACGGAGTAATGACACCAATGCTCCTATTTACGGTAAGCTAGGTGGCCCGGTCTCTCAGACGTTTACAAATACGGAGGGTAACGGGCTATACATCACCACTGAGTATTCTGGAGATAAGATACCTAATGCGAGAGTTCAAGCCAAGGCTCAAGTAGAGGCCGAGCGACTTGGTTTTGTGACTGAGGCCACTAGGCAAGAGTTGGAAGACTCAGTTACCTTGGGTGATGTTGAGCTTCACAATAACGTGACCATGAAGCTAGGGTCTGGGGAGGAAGTTAATGTAGGTAGCGTCGGTGTTCAAATTAGGAACGGTGAAGGGGATTGTTTAGTCTTAAATTCTGGTGAACCTAATGAGGCTTATTCTGCGAGATCCATGGTTGTTGAGACTAGAGGCCCTCAACTATACAAGTGTGTCGCTTCTGACATTAATATGAAGGTCGTTGATGGTGGTGATATTAATATTGAGAATGATTCGACCGGACTTTTTGGACTCTTTCCTTGGACTGGGAATATTAGGTTAAAGAGTAGGTATCGGGATATCACTTTGGCTGCTTTAGGTGGCCCTATAATGCCGAGTGATATACATATAGTTACTAACTTTGGCAAGATAAAGTTAGACGGAACTACAGGTCAAGTGACTATATTCTCACCTACAGACATTCAACTTAACAGTGAGGCCAACATTAGTTTAAATGCTGGTGGTAATATTTCTCTAAACTCTGGAGGACTTGCTTCTATCAACGCAAACGGCACAGCTTCGATCAATGGAGGCGTGCTCACCACCGTGGGCTCAAATGGAACAGTTGCTCTAAATGCAGGAAGTCTGGTGGCGATGAATGGGAACACAATAGCAATGAATAACGAACCGATAACTACTGTCAACCCAACTGGCGGAGACGTTTCGGTAGTCACAGGCTTATCCCCGGCTCCTGCTGGGCCACAAGTACCTGCTGTTCCGGTTGTTACACCTCCGCTTCCAAACGCATACGGTGACGGCACACCCGCAGGAGGCGCTGTTTAATGGGTTTTGACTCAAAGACATTCTTAACGACAGGTAATGGCTTCGGCAGTTTAGGTGCTAGCTTTGGATTACCTAGTTGTATGTTGGGTTTGGCTTCAGATGTGTTGGGATTAATTCCGACTCCGATCTTGATGGCCATGCGTCATGCAATCATGGCTGCTCGTATGATAGCTGATGCTATCATTAAAAGAATAAATTCGTATATTAGAGATCTTTTAGGTATTTCTCTCTTTCCAAATCGTGATGGGTTCTTTGGTTACTTTTCTGATTTTTCTAGATTTGGATTGGATCTTATTAGTGGAATCACAGCTTTAATTGGAACATTCCTTGCTGCTCAACAGGGTATTGAAGCTCTCTCTGCTAAGATTGATCAAGCAAAGAAGTGTTTACGAGAGTTTAAAGCTTTCTTAGATTATCAAAATGGTGATGGTGCTAAAAGGAGAGAGGAGTTAGCGGCCCTTGATCCTGCTGGTTACGACTCCCTAATAGACTCTCAGTTCTCAGTCTACATGAATCAAATGGAGCAGGCTCAAGCTTTTGTTGATGCGTGCGACGAGGCGGTGGCTCGCATCGATCCAATTATTGCTGCTCGGAGAATAGATCCAAGTCTTGAGCCTGGAGAGCAGGAAGTCCCCACCGAATCTGTTTTCCGACTTGAGGCTGGCCCACCAAGATCAAGGTCTGGTAAGTTTGTACTGTCAGTTGATGGCTTGTACTACGATTCTCAGGTCAGCGGCATAGAGCCAGCGTTGTTAGAATTATCCGAAAGGGATATTGATGTTAGGTTTAAAGATGGAGGATTTCCTCAAGGAGACCTTTGGAGGCTTGAGTTCGATCCTAGCCTGGGCGGTCGAGGAATCCCCACTACATCGAAAGACCTTAGATACTATTTTAACAGTATTTTAGACCCTAACATAATTGATAACTCAAAGTCACTTTTAAAATTTTACGATCAGGACGAGCTTCTGTTAACCCTAGAAGGGCAGAAAGATAGGAGAGTTTTCGATGTTTCATCTGAGTTACAAGAGTTAATTGATGACAACTCATCTCAAGCGATTATTGATAATATGCGTCAAGTAATGTTTTCTGATACCGCTCAGTTTCAGGACAGAATCAATAAACGAAAGAAGCAAATTGAATTGGCTGTCAAGATCCCCACTTTCTTGGGTAAGGGTCCTCAATATACTCCAGGTAACATCCCTGTCAACGACTTCTCATACTTAGCTGGATCTAACTTCTTAGTGGATATTGAAAATCAACGTAAAATTACTTTAGATCAAACTGATGTAACAGGCGTGGTATTGCCACTAGAAGTTAAATTTACTGAGAAGGTTGAAACTACGGACTCGGTGTTCCTTGATCACATTCTCCTTGCTAATGTTGCCAAGGGTGAAACAATTGCGTCTCCTTTGGAACCCTCAGCAGCCTCCTTGCAAATTACAGACAGAATAGTGGAAGACGGCTTGTTTGCTTTATATAATTATTTGTCTGTTGAAACTGATTCTCCCTCAGGTTCTAAATTTGGAAACCACAACTCTAGTAGACTAGGCGCGGATGCTAATTCTCAGATGGTTGGTGAAGCTTCGAGTATCTTTGATAGAGGTTTGGGCATTCCTTATCTTAGCGGGGTCGCCTTCCCTAAAGAAGGATCTTCTGAGATTGACACTACAGGTAGTTATGTAAAGCTTCCTGAAAACTCTGAATTCCAAGACTTCCTTTACAACACAAACGGGGCTACTTTTGAGACCTGGATTCATATGCCCGACCTAGATGGAACTACGGATGGTTGGAATATGCATGACAACGATACATTAGGTTTATACAGGCTTTTACTTGCAAATGAGAACGTTGGGTTGTCTGAAGGTAAATCTTCTCAAGATAACATTAATAATCTACGTGCAGATAATGGAACTGGTATAGTTCGAGGAGCAATACTTGGTTTTACGCGAGACAGGAGGTTCACTCTTGGTCTTGAGCCTAGCAATAGCAATGAAGATAACGATGTAGAGAATTTAAGTCTTGTCATGGCTCCAACACAATCTTTCGATTCTTCTAGTGCAGGTTTCATAGCAAACACACAAGGCTCTTGCAATAAATCTTCTCTTTACGGATTAACCATACCCGTTTTTGAAACTTTTAATGGGAAGTCCCTATCTAGCTGTGGTAACTCCTTTATTCAGTTATCTGTATCATTAGACCCTCAGAAAGATGAGGTTCGAGTTTACGTTGATGGCGTTAAACTAACCACTTCAAGATATCAGAGCACCTTCCCAACCTTAAGGGCGGGCGATACGTATAAAGCCCCCTCCATAAAACAGGACAATTCTTTTGAATATTCAGGAGGCCCCTCATTGGACACTTACTTTACTCCTTGGATTCTCGGAGGCGGATATACAGACGGGTTATCAGCAGGCAACTTCATGGGAGGTGAGTTTGGCGGTAAAGTAAGCGGTTTGAAGGGTTACTTAGGATGCACTAGATTTTATTCAAAACCTCTTGAGGACAGCGAGGTGCTAAATAACTACAAAGCAACTCAGAACTTCTTTAAGAATGTTGAAGTACCCAACTCCATGTGGGAACCCCTTGGGATACCGTAATGCCAAAAATTAATCCTAGTATACCTACGAACTCTGTTCAATACTTTTCTAATTCAAGGGGAGTTAATTATCTCCCTAGCTTGGATTCGGAGTGGGAGAAGGGCGGCTACCTACCTCGACCAGACTTCCTCACTGCTTTAGATTTAAATTCTAAAGGTAATTTGGATTCTTTAGCATCCGCTGCACTTTTTACTGAGTTAGGGACGCAGGATGCAAACATTTTTGTGGGAGTTAATGCTGCTTCAATATGGTATTACTATGACGAAAGTGATCACGAGAAGGGAATAATTAAATTAAAAGATTTAGGGGTTAACTGTATTAGGACTCCTCTTTTTTATGATGTCTACCACTTTAGTCCTAGCAGTTATTTAAACAATGTAAAAAACTTCTTGAGAGTTTGTGATAAGCATAAGATGAGAGTTCAATTCGTCTTATGGGATTCCGAGCAAAGCTTAAGGATGCTAACTAGTGATAACGGCGCTATATTCCCTGAGCAGACAACGCCTAATCTGACTACCGCTTTAAGTTTTGAAAAGCCTAGAAATCCCAACATTACCCTAGCGGCATCTCCCAGCTTCTTTACAGCCTCCGCAGGCCCTTACCTAGATGCTTTAGCAAGTTCAGTCTCCTCGTATCAATCGATGTGGTGTTTTGATTTATGTAACAAGCCTATATCAGAGTTCTACGACTTAGTTGTATCATCTCACTCCCGGCTAAATCAAAGTCTTTCCTCCACAAATATAAAATATACTTTTTCTCCAAAGAATGGTTTAAACATATTTAATGATACAGGTTACTTAGATAACGGTAAGGGGACAGGGCCTAGTGGTTCATATGGAATAGAAGATATCAAGAAATTTTCAGGTTTAATAGACTTTGTGTCTGTTCCTTTTATTGCAAATAATGATTATGCTTTTAAGAGGTATTTAAATGGTGCCATAAGCGGAACCACAGCCAAGGGAATATCAAAGCCGTTTATGGTTTATGCCGCATATGATCCTGAGCTAGGTCAGAATTTTAATACAACTTTAGATACTCTTAAGGCTAGTTCTATTGGGTATTTTAATGATTTGGGGCTTATCGATAACGCATTTAGCTTTGGATCTGATAAGTTAAAATTTGGAAACATTTATTCCGATGGGCAATTTAGAGATCTCGGAGTTGCAAGCTCTATGCTGTCCGAAGGGTTGAATGCTAACTGGTTTAATAGGAGAGACCTTACTAAAGCAATTAGACTTCAAGAGAAAGGGGATGATTCTTTCTCAGGAACTTCTAATAATATTCTTGGATTGGACAGGGAGGTTTCCCCAAAAGCGGTACAGGCGTGGGACATCCTTAAAAATTATTACGTAAATGCTGGTGATAACCTGCTGAAAGCATTCGAAAGATCTAAGAAGGCATCACAAAAGTTTAAAGCTGGATTTGATTCTGATTTTAGTCAATCAATAAATCACAACGTGATGGCTTCTTCGTTTAACGATAACAGCTTAGAGGAAAACCTTAGGATACTTTATAATTTTGATACTCACTTCCCTCCTCTGTCTGGGTTCACTTTTTCTGTTTCGGGTGATAATTGGCAAAAGATTAATGAGTCAATGATCATAAGAAATGGATTTTTACAATCCCTTGCCAAGTTTGTGGTTGATTATGATTCTAACACCGTGGGGTATGCGGAGCTTAGAAACAGCACGTATGACACGAACCCAATCCCTGATTACGAAAGAGGCGTATTGACGGAATTAATAGAGTTTATGACGGACTCCTTTACTATACAATCAGGCCATAACGAGGGCGAAGTTTGGACTAGGAATCCAACTACTACAAAAATACAAGATCTGTCATCTACCTTTACTTACGAATATTCTTATGCTTTCTACGGAGTTTCAGATAGCGGGACGGACTTCTCTGACTACTATGATAATTATTACGAAAAATTAGTAGACCAACTCAAGAAATGTTTGATGTGGATATACTGGAAGGGAACTACGGATACTGAGTTTAAGATTGTAAGTGATTCCTTCCTGGACGATATATCTTTCGTAGCCTCCTCGATAAGTTCTGTTGAGATTTATGATTCGAGCACAGCAACCGACGATGGCTACACCCCAGAGAGCTTGGACTCCGTAAAATCACCTCTCTACACCGTTGAAGTTTACAACCCGTCTACAAGTCTTTGGGCTTCTTCTTTTGTGACAGTTGTATCAGGTCAGGCAAGACAGATAACATCCGATCAAGCCACGGGTCCTTTCTCTTCTTACGGCATAGGGGTTAGTGGGTCTAACGCCCCGATTAGCTTTACAACTTTCGGAACGAGTGGTATCGCTAAGGTAAGAGTTAAGAAAACTAACGATCAGTCAATTACATCAAGTGAGGTGTATCCTAAGAGAAGCTCTAAGACTAGGCAACCAAGCATCTTTACATTTGGTGAGTCGGTCGTCTTAAGTGGTATTGAATTTATTACTTACATTGGTGATAAATTATATATTGAAATAGACGGCAATACAAGTGCTCCTTTGTGTATATTCTCGGACCCTTTTAAACCTGCAATACCTTCTGGGTTAACTACCTACGCGGGCCAAAACAGAGCCACTTATAGTAATGAATCCAATCTCAATTTAACTTCTGGCACAAATTCATACAATACAGTTAATTGGGATGTTAGTGCTGATCGGTTTACCTCATACCCTAATAGTCTTTACTTCCCTCCAGGGGTTCATAATCTAAGTGCAGGACTTCCATTATCTTCTAACACGGTTGTATACATTGATGCTAACGCTTACATCAAAGGTGGATTTGATCTTGTAAGCGGCTATGATTGTAGATTCTTAGGTAGGGGTCTAATTTCAGCAGAGATGTATCCTAGACAACCCTTTATAGAGTCTGTTAAATCTGATATTTCGGACGACGCTGCTGGGTTTTACATGCCCATAGGTATTAGTGTATCTTCTGTATCCGAACAATATCCAGGATCACTAAGCAGTCAATGGCCTGGAGCAGTAGTAGAGGGTTTAGTTTTAGCTAATCAGGCATTCTATGGAACGGGTCGTTATGCTTGTAACTCATTTGACAATTGTAAGCATTTAGCTCCTTACACCTTTAACTCTGATGGTTTAAAGAGTAGTCCGAAGTGTCAATATAGCTTGTATGGCGTCACAAACTCCATGATGTTATGTGGTGATGATACCATGACTCCATTTACCTACATTTACAGGGCTCCTTCGTATTACAGAAATAACTTTGTAGGAAGCTTTAGATCCTCTGTTGTAGCAGCTTATTTTGGTGGAGGTCTCACTAATAGAGCAATAATTAAGGATATTGATATCCTTAACTACAGTTGGTCAGGCTCTGTCACTAATGCATCCAAAACACCTATTACAGGGAATGCACTTATCAACATGTATATCGATGCTGAGGATGGTTTAACTTATGATATTGGTTTGGGCAATGTTGAGATATCTAATTGGGATCTTCATCAAGGGGATGGTTCCGCTATCTACATGGGAATGTATCATATTGCGAATCAAATATATATGTACCAGGACAGGGATGGGAATGCTTGTGGGGTTGTGTCAGGGATTAATATCACTAACATTAATCTGAACCCTTCAGCGTTGAACCCTCCTGATTCACTTGCAACATCAAGTGCTATTTACGGTCTTTCTGCGGGTCCGACACCTGCTCAGACGGCAGCAGGCTCACCTCAATCAGCCAATAGGCCAATGAATATAACGTTTACCAACTTTAAGATAGGTTCTGACACATTCTTAACAGACACTAACGTAGACGACTTTACGTTATGGTACAACCCTGTTAGTGCCACTCTTTCCGTTACCGACCCAGACTCTGCTTCTGGCGCAGGATCAAACATAGTATTTAAGACAACCTAAAATGCCTATTTCAAATAATGTTACTGTTCATGGTAATGTAACACCTCGTCAAATAAGAAGGGTTGTTTCAATAGAAGATCCTAAATTTCAGGGTTTAAGATATCCCATACCCCTAAACCCAGAGAATGGATATTTTAGCAAAGCTTCAGGTCTACCTCTAATAAAGTCCAATTTATCCTCACTGATAAAAACTGGAAGGGGTGAAAGATTCATGCGTCCTGATCTGGGGTGTAATCTTAGGAAATTCCTAATGGAGCCTCTGGATGAAGTTACTTTCTCCATGATAAAAGAGGAAGTCGTTATCTCGATACGTAGATATCTTAGCACAGTTGCAATAGGCAAGCTACAAGTTTTTGAAACTCGTAGCGGTCAGTTAAAGGTCAATCTTTTCTGTTCGATCAGGGACGCTATTGCTTCCGCATTTAATATCGGAGTTAGAATATAATGGTTGTTTTTTCAGGAACAGTTGAATCAGACTTTTTAAAGCTGATACCGTCCAAACTAGATAATAAAGAAAAGCTTATTGATTTTAGTGCTTCTGACTTTGAAAGTTTAAGAGAAACTTTAATAAAATACACTAAGGCTACTTTTCCGTTAGATTACAATAATTTTGAGGCATCCGACTTTGGTGTTTTACTGATTGAATTAATGGCGGCAATTGGCCATATTCAATCCAACAAATCTGATTTTCTAGCTAATGAGAATTACATAGGGACCGCTAGAAGTAGAGACAGTGTAAAAAGACTTTTAGAGCTTATAGGTGTCCGTATGAAGGGGCCTATCTCTGCGGCTGCCAACGCCGCACTATCTTATACTACAGGGACTGTAGCCGCTCCCGCTTCTCTTACGGTAGATGCATCAAATCGTGTAACCACTATTACTTCTCCCGAGGATGGAGGCACATTAACTTATACTCTTTATAAAGTTAACAATAATGGAACGGTTGATCTAACTGATCCTTCAGAAGATCTAACATTCAGTGTGAGTGCCTCTGGTGGAAATGTTCTTATCACAGATGCCGTTTTACTTGAAGGAGCCCTTGTCGTCGAGACTGGCACTTTCACATCTCCTGAGGCTGTCAAATCTATTAATTTATCACAATTTCCTTATGTCGAGAAAAGTGCTCAAGTTTTCCTAACTGGGAATACAGAGTCTCAGGGCATCTACAAAGAAGAGGAAAATGTTTACTTTGCTTCAGGGGCCACAGATAAAGTTTTTCAAGTTACAACTGATGAGAATTTTAAAGCATCGATCCTCTTTGGTGATGACAGTGTAGGCAAATCTCCAGCCATAGGAGACAGCTACGTGGTGACCTACCGTGTGGGTGGTGGTTCCCGTGGGAACATAGCAGAAAGTTTTATTAACTCACAAATTGTTGGCACTTCAGTTTCGGGTGGAGATAGTGAACAGGTTACAATGATTCTTGAGAACACAAGCCTTGCAACTGGTGGTAGAGATGCAGAGACAGTAAATCAAGCTAAGAGATACGCACCCTTATTATTTAGAACACAAGACAGGCTTGTAACTCTGCCAGACTTTAAAGGTTTCGCTAATTCTTTTGCATCCAATTATGGATCAACAGGTAAAGCTACAGCATCAGTTAGGAGAGCTTTCTCATCTGCTAATATTATTGATTTATTTGTTCTTGAAAGAGCCTCAGACAGTCAATTGAGAAGAGCAACTCAGGAATATAAGCGTCAGTTATTGGAGGCAATAGACGGTAAAAAAATGCTGACTGATGAAGTTGTTGTAGTTGACGGATTAATTAGAACTTTAGATTTAGTGGTCACTTTGAATATTGATGAAAAGTTCAGAAGAGGTGAGGCTCAGTTACTTCAGTCTGCAAGAAGATCAATTCTGAATTACATGAATATTGACAACACAGATTTCTCTGAGCCTTTTGTGCCTCAGGATCTTATAAGAGTTCTCTTAAAAGACGAAACCAATATTAGATATGCGGAAGTTAACAATGTTGATAGGCCCATAAATGTTGGGTTTAATGAAATTATTCAACTGAACAATCTAACCCTACGAGTAGAGTACGTTTAATGTCAGGTAAAACTTATTTAAAAAATAATAAATTTTTCCAAAGGAATTACTTTGAGGCATTAAAGTATATCCTACCAGAATACCTATATGAAGACGATGTATCGGGGACACCTAAAGCAGATGACCCTATAGACACAATAATCAACAGCCACATTGATATAGCTTCTAACTTTGGATCTGTTATAAATGTAAGCGCAGTTGAGAATACTGCCTTTAGCTCGATAAATACTATAAACGGCATAGCGCCTTATTTTATTAAGCAAAATGAATTAACAAATATTAATACTGAAAACTTTGAAAATAATATTCTATCTTTTTTTGGAAAAAAATTCAAAGACTTTGCCTCTCAAGATAGTTTCTCTGATTATGTTGAAACAACCTTACTACCCGCTATAGAGTTAAATAATCCAGATCCAACCATATTTGCCAGTCTTGGTAGTGCGTCGAGCACTCACAATTATTTAATTTCAAATCTATCTTGGATGTATTTCTTAAATACTTCTGGGCAGTATTTTGATCCCTCATCTTATGTTAAAGATTCTATAGTAAGCAGCCTTTTTGAAGGCAAATCTTTTAATCTGGCTGATGGAATTAACGGTCTTAGTGAGTTTCTTTGGAAGAATGCTTCATCAGCATACTACCCTTCAGATTTATTTTCCAGCGGAACTAGATCTGATTTAAGTGGAACACAACAGTTAGATAAGTTAAAAACGTGGAATGAGATTATTTATTCCCCTCTATTCGCAGACTCCTCAGACTTTAGAGTTAGAGACAAGTTTACAACATATATTGAAAGCAATCTAAAGTCTGCTAAAAAAATTGAGGATGGGCCTTTTGCAAGATTGATAAGAGCTTTGTCTTTCTTTGCGTTTGATGTAAACAACGACACTGAAGAAATATCAACCCTTTATGATTTAGATGATTGCCCAGACGAATACCTTCCCTTAATTGCCCAACTAATCGGCTGGGACTTATTTGGAAATAGACCTGAAAGATGGAGGCTTCAGCTTAGGAACGCAGTCCCTATCTATAAGGCCGTAGGCACTAAAAAAGCTGTTCAAAGTACAGTCGATACGATCTTTCCAAAAGACAGTTTTCCAATTCAAGGTAAAATTACAGAGCTTTGGGAGTCTTATGTTCCCTTTCTAATTTATTATTCTTTGGCTACTGAATCTTCTAAATTTAGAAGTTTTGAAAGCTACACCCCCGGTGATGCTACCGCTTTGAATATTGAAAAATATTCAACCTCTAGCATGGATGATAATATTAGATTAGCAGTAGATCAAATATTGTTGGAGATTATCAGACAATTCCCAAATAATTTCCCTATTAATTCATGGTTGTCTGAATTTAAGGGCACATTTACTTATAGAGGTAGAGACTTTTCCATACCTCCTTTTGAGGAGTATCCCTATTACGTAAACACTGAGTTGGATGCTGATATGGTCACCTTCATAGCAGATAGGTTGGCTTGTTATGGTGTTAGGGAAGAGTTTGCAATAGATGTAAGTTCGTATATAACAGACAACGCTTTAAATGTTGAAGATCAGCCCAGGTTAGGGTCTTGGCTAATATTTACATCGGGATACAATGCTCCTCCAAATTTTGATAATTTGGTTAGGAATTTAAACGATAATAGATTTGATTATGCATCTCTTTGGTCCGGCAAATCATCCCACTTTAAACTTGTCCTGGAGGCAAGTGATTTTGATTTCTCAAAGAAAAACTTAAATACCACAGGGACTGGAGATGCTGTTCAATTTGCTTCGCAAGCTGTTGGTAAAACTGCACCGGCTCACTCCATTCCTTTAATTTCATTAGAAGTCTCAGCAGGACCAGACAACCTATCGTTTGAGGCAAGTGCGTTACCTCACATATACCAGGATCGCGAGCAGATTAAAGTAGCTGCTGGTAATAACACTTTCACATCTGGACTTTTCTTCAATAGCTATATGCGTGGTGTTAGGTCGGATGGTGACGTATTCCCTAGATCAGATACACAATCTCTGGTGACTTCTAGGTTCTTAAGTGCTTCTAGTATTGACTCAATACCAAGAAATACATCCAGAAGAAGATCCTTTGAGAAGATAATGCCCTTTAACGGTTATTATGATCGAACTGGATTTAACATGCCCGTTTCGTTTGGTGCTTCCTCAGGACCTAGCGCGATTCCTTTGGGATTAATCCCAAGTTCGCTATCTTACACTCCCGTAAGCAGCCATATTAATCTCCCTCCAATATACGCTCAATGCGAAGACTTGAATTCTATTAATAGTTATTTTGAGTATGATGTAAGTAACACTCAGAATACTAGAGGAAAGACAGATGTATTTCAATCCAACGCAGATCGCACTACCGACCGTGGCCAGCTTCCAGGTATTTATGCTGCGATGCATAGAATCGGGGAAGGCAAAAAATACTTTAAAGCTTTGGATGATATCATCCCTGATTTGAATGAATACTTGGAGGCGTTAATTTATATCTTACCGCTTCACGCAAGTAACCCTGACGAATCTGCTGTAATTCTTAGTGAGATAGAGCGAGTTCGAGCCCTAGTTAACGGAGACTTTAGATCTCTTATTACTAGTGGCACCAACGCAGATGCTGCTGGTTACAAATTCCCAGAGTCTATAAATGATTATTACAATTTTGAATTTGGGAGAGATTTCCACAGGCTTTACAAAACATATCAAGAAAACTTTATTTGGCACAGATTAAGCCCCGATATTCAAAAGCAGGATGGTCCGAATATATTCTCACACACTTTTGGACCTCTCCTTTATAATCACGACTTTGAAGAGCTTGGAACTGTGAGAGCGTTGGTTGCATCCTCTTTCGCCAACCCTACAAGGATAGATGTATCTAGTGTTCCGTTTACAGGGGTGGGATCTTTCGCCGCTGAAGGTGATTCCCAAATGTATCTGGAGACCTTTGAACGTGTTTCCTCTGGCATTCTAGAGGCCGTAGAACTGGTTCTAACGTCTGGTGTGACGGGTGAAGGGTCATTCTCTATCATAGATGTCCCAGGTTCTCAGAGGGCTTCCTATGAGGACCCTTACTTGTTTGATAATACTTTGGTGTTAATGAGGTCAGGAAATGGCGCAGCCACTAGGTTGAGGTTTGATATTTCAAAATACCCAACACCAGCCTCCTACCCAATCAATAAAAATTTCTTATCTCCAGATCACGATTTTAAAGTTAATTTACATAGCCTTACCAGCAGGGATTCTGGGACAACTCTAGGCGGTCGGAGCGTGGGGATATGGATTCACACGAAACCTGAGAGTGGTATGATGTGGAGCTTTACACCAAAGGGTGAATGGGTTCAACATAACCAGTTGATAACTAGATCGAGCATGATCAACAATTTCGCTCATACCAAACAGTTGCCATTTAAAAATAATGTTCCAAACTCGACCAACTCAACAGATTTTGTATGCTTAAATCAAGTTACTACAAACCGAACATCCCCTGTTATTGGTATTGGCGAGGAGGACTTTGAGGACTTTGAGGTTACCTTCAACACTCGCAATAGAGATTTAAGGCTACCCGCTGATTATCAAAAAACATACAAGCAGCTACATCGACTGAATCAAAACTATGTTGTTGAAGTCTTCATGGCTCCTGGTGCTGCTATGGATGAGTTCATGCTTGTTGATAGTGTTGAGATTCAGGATTTAACTTTGAAGAAGCTTTCTGAGATCTTTGCAGCAGGTAAACTAAGCGACCCCCTGTGTGTTTTAAAGGAACTTAAGAGGGAGTGCCAAGAGTATCGCCTTGAGCTTAGTAAGCAAGACCTTTTTGATATCTTTAAGCACTTCAATAATATCGCGGGTAAGAACGCTGCCACAGCATACGCTAGCCGAGACAAGACTAAGACTGCGACTATAATGGAATCTGAGGGTGGTTCAAAGATTGATTACAGGCTACCAGATGAAATGCTTTCGGTAACTTACTCGACGCGAGGGAACTACAAAGCTGAGGTTAAAATTACGATATAATGTTTGTTCAAGGGTTTGGAGAAGTTTTAGCTGATGTCTTCACGGTTAATCCGGCAATTGCCGATTTACCCAGTGCATCGGCAATTCTTGATGCTTCAAACTACACCTTTCAAGCTGTAACCTTCGGTAAGGAGTCTGACGGGTTTAGTAGACACTCTCACGTAGTCTCATCAACTCAGCGTATCGATCTTAATGCTGCCTCGTCAATTAGTGGCTATGATAGTGGCGTATTGCTAATTGTAAATAAAGGCTCCTCTGATCCTAGTAGCACCTCATCATACGTGGTCAGTGCAGAGTATGATACGCCTGCATTTAGAAAGGCCGTTACGACCTCTAGCTATTACAACTCTGTACCCAATGATCCCTTCCCCTCAGATACTAGGCTTGAGCGTGGGTCAACATTATCTACGAATTTGTCCTCTTTCTCAGCAGTTGTAGGTGGTGAAATTGCTGTAAGTTCATTGCCTAATTTAGGACATTATCCCAACGCTATTTTGAATCCACAGCTAAGTTCAATATGGAATAAGGTCGGCGGATTTGCTCCCTCTGGTGGTGCGTCGGCGTTCTTCTACGATAAAGACGAAACCATAGTATTCGAAACCACATTAAGCGGTGCCTTTAACACCAGCGGCTTAATGGATAAAAACGGCTACTTGACGGTTTCTCCAGACTCAGCATCAGCAGGCGTCAACTACACACAAGGGGCGATTGTAACCTCAAGCACGGACACCTTGGTTACCAGCGGCCAGCTAATATTAAGAGCTAGCGTTTCTGGTGGCGATGCAATTTCATTAGTATCATTTGGCAGTTTTAAGCATGTTGGAGTTTATTGCTTAGATATGCAGCAAATGTTATCTACAGGGTTAATGCCCCCTTATGACTGGGACGCTCTAAATAATAACAGGAAGTATAAGCTGGTGGCTAAATCAACCATCTTGGACAATCCTTTAGTTCACAGGGATGTAGCCCCAGCGGGCTCCTCAAATGTCGAATCTGGGTTGGCTCACTGGTTGGCTTCCAACTCTGTATTAATTTCTTTAAATTTTGATTTCAAATGATTAAGTCTCTGACAAATCAGTTAGGTATTAAGGGTCATTTAACGGTTCACAAGATCGTTGATGGTCAGGAAGAACTTGTATATGACGAGGATAATGTCATTGTTTCAGGATTTGGCTGGGCACTTTCTCACCTTTACGGTAAGGTAGGCTCAGATAGTATCACTGATTACCAGATTGATAGATTCAAGTTAGGTGTTAGTGGTAACGCTGAGTTGCAGGTTAGCACCACAAACAATCTGTCTGGGGAATTATCCTCTATTACAGAATATTTAGGGACCACGGGAGATAGTAACCTGGAGATTGTGTCTGGTTTTAGGTGGGCTGATAACTTTGCCACCACAACTCTTGAACCTTTTGCAAAAATTCCTTTTAGCAAAGTAACCAAGGTCGATGATAGGACTGTTAGATTTACTATCTTTGTAGATGAGGATTCTTGCAATAATCTTACTCGGCATGGAGACGTTGTTAATTTAAATGAAATTGGATTGTTTATTAAGAATCCAAAGGCAAGTGCTACGGAGACATCCATTCTTGCCGCTTACAGATATTTTAGTGACATTAGAAAAACATCAGACTTTGCTCTAGTTTTTAGATGGACAATCTCATTCGGATAACATGTTAAACCCAAGCGACGTATACGTACAAGGAGGCTCTGACAACCTTTTAGCCTGTTGGACTGATAAGGTTACTAAGTATGACGCCAGTTCATTCTATAACTTTGAGCAGGACAATCTACCTCTTCATGATTTAGATGAGCGAACGACTCTTCTCTGGGAGAAGTTTGGCCATCCAACGTCTTCCCTAACTGGTATGTCGTTCGTGGTTTCTGCTGATGCTGTCTCATCCTGCAACCCTTTGTATTTTACCACACTTAGTGCTTGCATCAACGCTTTACCTGAAGTTATTAACTATCCGATATTAGTTGAAGTCGCTAGCTTTGGTGACCTTGGCACTCTTAATATTTCTAACAAAGCATTTGGACCTAATGGGTCCTTAGAAATTATCAATCGAAATAGTGCTTTCGCAGGAGCCATGGACCTTTCGGGTAACGTTATGTCAGCAGAGCAGTACGATACTGCATACACAGACTTCAATCTTGCCTCAGCAGTAGCTCCTACATCGGCAGCAAGCGGCGCTTCCGGCCCAGGGCTGGCTTTCGATATGCAATCTGCTCAGATTTTCTCTACAGGTCAATACATTTCTTCTGCTGTTAACCGTTGGACAGATCTTAGATACAACTACAATGCTCCTTATGTTTTCTCCAAGAAAGTTAGAGGAACACAACTGAATAGATTAACAGGATCTCTAAGTAGCACTATAGCTCCCTGGGTTAGCAGCCTTGGAAGTTATGCTGCCGCTAATTCTTTTAAGTTTGTACCTTTTGATAAAAATAGAGCGACAGCAGGCGGAGCAGAATCTAATATCAATGTTTATGATGCCAGCACACTTAATATCATAACTAACACTGATATCAATTGGGGTGATGGTAGAGACTTCTTCGACTCTGGATCTGATTCAACAGCAAGTAAGGATGTCGCCGCTGCCGCATTTGCATACTTTAATAACCTAGCCTCCATTAAGGTTCACGATTGTAACGGTCCTATATTTATTAGGAATTTCAACGTTGATGGTGAGAACTCTAGAACTCGTGGTATCGAGATTAAGAACTCAACAGTAAACCTGGAGAGGTGTTCAGTTTCTAGATGCACCGAGGCTGGGCTGCACACTGACAACTCAGAGGTTAACTTACTTAGAGGTTTTGTAAGCTACCGTAACTACGGATTTGACAATGCCACCAGAACAGGTATCCCATATCGCGGCAAGCGTGAAACTTACCAAGTCATGGGTTCGTACGGCGCTGGTATTCGAGCAGTTAACTCTCATGTTAACTTCAAATCGACATATGTTAGAGACCTTGATAAATCGCTTCAAGCAAGTGCATCTCTTGGTTTAGGCGCATACGATGGTTACGTGGGTGGATTGCCTGCTCCTTCTCTTGAAGCTCTATACTGTTTATCAAGAAATGACATAGGTATTGATGCTGTTGACTCTAACATTACAGGCGGTCGCACTGAACTTAATGGTAGTTCTTTAGCCTCCTACAATGATGCTACTCAAATCTTCTCAGAATTAAGCACCGAAGCAGGTATTCGCCTTAACAACAGTGTTCTAAATTACAGTGGTAGATTACTTGTAGATGGTAATTATTTTGGATTAGACTCTGTAAACTCTAAAATGTATGTTGATTCGTTCGCAGCTAGATTCAATCAATCAACTGCATTGAATCTTGTGAACTCAGACTTTGCATACAATAAAGACTTGTATGGTGGTCTTCTCCAATCCGACACCGATCACGTTGAATCCTTCTTGCAATCTCAAGTTGCTTTTATAGATAACGGTCAAGCTATAGCGTCTGATAACTCTGTCGTCAGACCCTTGTACACAAGCTCGATGCCTTCTACTTATAAGATGGTGTATGCCAGTGGTTGTTTTGGCATGGAAAATGATTCCACCAAGATTTTACCCACTGTTCATTTAAAGGGCGGATCTGATGCTGATTTTATCCACACTCACTTAGAGCAAGTGGTTTCTGGTGGTACAGGCGCTGCTCAATATGGACTTCTCGCTAATGTCGAAGACAACTCAACTATGACCATGCGAGGTTCTAACGATTACGCTAATATCCTTATAGGTCCTGGTGGAAGGTTTGAAAACTCTAAAGTCGCTGGCATATATGTTAACAACGGATCCACGATTAAAGTCCAAGGACCTACATCCCTGGTCAGAATGGGTGTTAACATTTTAGCTGAGGACAGTTCGAACATTGAGATGACACCTCACCAGACTAACAAAGGTGCATTACTGGTGTCATCATTCAATCTTTCGGACTCGAACAACCACACGATGGTTGAACTACACTCGACTAGAGCTTGCCTAGTAGCTAATAAAAACTCAAATATTTTCCTTGAGAATTTAGGAGATTACTCAGATAAATGGGTCAGCGGAGCTTATGGTAGTTCTATTAATATTGCTCAAGATTATGTGAGTCTCTCTGCCGCAACCTTTGCCAGTGGTGGATTCTTACAGTTCTACCCTAATGCTAACACTGACCCTATTGCTGGTGGTCTTGTGGTTAGTGACTTTATCTTACCTACTGGAGATAGTAGATACACTTTTGTTGACGGTACTAATCCTGCTCCTCGAAAATTTGCACATGATGTGGCTAACGACATCTCAGGTATTTCTACAGGAGGTATGTGTGTTCGAGCCGTTGAAAATAGTGTTGTTCATGCTAATAACGTTCACTTCCCCGCTACATGGCATAATACTTCCTCAATGGTTTATGACCTCGTCGGCACGGCTCCATTGCTAGGTCCTAAATGTTCTAGATTGTTTATCTGGAACATTGCTGATGACTCTCTCTTGAAAGCCTCTTACTTGTCAGTAAACGGTAAGCACCCTAGAGATGCCGGATATCATGGCCCCTCGGGTGTATACACCAGTGGCGTTGCAGGGGGGTTTGTAGCTTCTGGAGCACCCCATGCAACACCCGATACCAGCAGTCTTTCAGTTCTTGATTACTATGGGCATGGTCCCGCTAACCCATTTGGTAAGTCTGTTAGTGGCGAAAACTTTGGAGCGTTTAGACTATACTTCTCTGTAGATCCTGTAACTAACTTTATGGTTGCGACTGAGCAGGAAGGGCTTAGTCATAATTCTCTAGCAGGCTGGGCTAGGCAAATATTCGCTCAAGGATATAACTTCTCAGGAAACCTTGTTGCTTCAGGTGACGCTGATTCTACATACTTCTCAGCGGTAGAGAATAATTTAGGTATTTTACAGCGACAAAATGTTTCTACTAGAGTAGTTGAGCCCTCAGGCTTCTACTACGCATCAGCGATGTTGACAACCCCAAATAATGTAAAAGCGGTTCTCGATGACTCTGCTCTCAATAGCTTTGCTAACGCAAAGCATAATACGGTTGGTAAGTCTGGGTTGGGCAAAGTCGTGCAGGGCTATTATGCAGCTAGTGGATTCGGTGGAGACTCTTACAATGATTATGCTTATGGTAAGGGTATCGCATCCATAAATAACTTTGATCTTAAGAAGGATAACTAATGGCTAACGAAATTAGATATTACCAAACACCTTTCACTTTTATCAGCCCTGTTAGGCATTTCAAGGCTAACGACCCTTACTACTATGAGGTTGATAACATTCCAGTCAAACAATTAGAGGAATCTCAAAACTTCCTCAAGGACCAAGTTGACGGTATCATTGCTCGTCAGAACAATAAGCAGGAAATAGAAATCGATAGAAGTGGCTTTTCTGAATTAAAGCCTTTTGCTACTGGCAATGATAGGAAGGTGAAAGTTAAGCCCGGTAAATTCTCAGCTAGAATTAACAATGCTTTTGCCCTGACTCCACTCCAGGTAATTCAACAAATTGGAGGCTTTAGTAACACGAGAAACGCTGATGGCACAATTTCAGATTTGAATACTTACCAAGTTCAAACAAACATAGGCACCGCCGCCGCCGCTGTTCTTGAAGAATTCCAAAAGGGTCTTCTAGGTAATGCTTTGAATATGAACGGTCTCGCAGAGAGAGCTTTTGTTTTTCCCTTCTTTACTGAATCAGGCTTTCATTTAGCTCAGGGGATAGCTGTGTCTGGCACCGACTCTCCTGGATATTCTCAATTTGATGGTGACTTTGATGCTGATGAAAGACCACTATATCCTAACTTTATTGGTGCTATCTTAAAGCACAGCACTCCTGAGACCACTAGAAATTTAACTCTCATAAAAAACGTTTTTGACGGAGATGAGAACACCGATCCTCAGGGAACTGAGCAAGGCCGTTTGGAGTCCGAGTTTATAAAGAGATGGAGAGGCGCGATTAGGACATCGATTGTGGATGTTCCTGAACAGCTTGAAATTACTGTTCCCGACTTTGATGAAAACGATTTCTTTTTCTTGGATTCAGCAGGCACTAAACAAACTCTTGCTGCTAATCAAAGAATAGATCTTCTCTTTATTTACTCGAAGGGAGTTGATGAGGAATCAACCACAATTCCTAAGTTTGATAGTAATGGTAATCCCACAAACTTAACTACGGCAACCTTAGGTATTTTAAAAGGGGCTGGTATTGGTGTCTCTAGGCAAACATCCGTCAATTCTAATAATACCGATGATCGAGTAAACCTCCAAACCCTTGATGGTGTCCCAATTATGTTGGCTCATCCTGGCGATGAAAATGGAACTAATAATGGCTTTGCAACTTCGGCGGGTATAATTAGAGGTTCGTTCCCGTCTCCTGATGATTTGATGAACTTAGCCCCCGCGCTATCTGAACAGTTGGAGACTGCTGCGTTTCAATTGATTGGACAGTCTATTCTTCCAATCGCTTACATTAGAGTTCAAGCTGATTCTGGACCTATTGCTGATCTAATTACCGAAGAGGATATTATTGATATTCGTCCATTCTTTAGGACGACTGAATTAGCCTATAACGAGCGTGCGGGCATCGCCGCTGCAATGCCTCAAGCTTCAATAGCTAATCCCGTTGTCACCGAAGCGGGTTTAGAGCGAGTTAGGAAAGAAGTTTATACGGATTTAGACGATAGACTGGGAGCTATTGAGGGATCTATTGTTACCGTCTCAACTAATGTAGGGAACATTCAAGGTCCTGGAAATTCTGGTGCTAGAACAATCGCGGCTGGTAATGTTTTAGGTGGTTATTGGGGTCCTGAGGGCGCTCTTATTAAACAAGCTAAACGAGATGCGGCAGGCGGATTAAGAGAAGCTCAGATGAACCAACTAGTAGATTTAGTGGAATCCGAGTTTGGTTATCCTGAAGGATCTATTCCTTTCCGCCCAAATTGGGATAAGGCGAAATGGTATTCTAACGGTCAATTCACTGGAGATCAGATATGCGATCACATTAATGTTGGCAATGCAACGATCACTGAGTTCGCTGGACCTGATAACGATGTTAAGTATTTACCTCCCTGGCAAAGCGCCACGGGTAATCAACAATCCACAGTTGATGCACTCAGAACTCAATTTGGATTTGATCCATACGCCATCTACTCATGGGGGATCGGACGCCCTGGACTACTTCCAGAACCGACCTTCAGCCCTGGTGGTCGCCGGGGTATACAAAGAGGTCTTGTAGGTATACCTTTTGGCCAGATAAAAAACATAAACGCTAGAAATATTCAAGTTAATTTTGTCACTAAAAGAATAAAATTAAATTTAGATGCCACTCCTTGGGTAAAAGATTATCACGTAAAAGTAAATCTTCTACATTGTAATCCCCTTGGACAAGGCGAAAAAACAGATTTAAGGCAAACTTCCAATGTTTGGGTTCAAAAATTTAAAGATCACTTTGTAATTTGTGTGGCTTGGGCTGGTGGCGATTTACCTCTCACTAACGCGGAAGATCACTGTCCTTGGAAAAACAGAAATCTTCCCAGGAAGTTCGCAGGATTTGTCATGCCACAAATGCCAATTATAAGCAATGGCACGTTCAGTCAGGGTGGGTCCTCTAAAATTAAACAATCCTTGAATCTTAGTCAAAGTGAAGCAGATCGATATTTCAATGTAAGATTGGGTGAGAATAGCCATACCTCTGAGCCCAACTTCTTTAACACACTTGTACCAGTTCTTTACCCATCTGTGCAATGGGAGGTAATCGGAGTGGCTGATGATTACCTTACAAACTCCCTAGGCCCGGGAAGAACTAAAATGAGAGAAAAAGACCCAACTGTTATTTGCAGCTAATTTAAATCATGACTGACCCCGAGAATCCTTTAATCTTCCCTTGTGGTAGAGGGGTCAGACCCGGTACTCAAGGCCCTGGATTTGGCGGTCAAGAGCCAACTACAACACCTCCGGTGTTAGTGCCTAAACCTCCAATAGAGCCTATACCACCTTACATCCCTCCTGACATACCGCCTCAAGAACCGGCAGTAAAGTGTGTTAAGATTAGTCCTGGACAAGGCGCTCCAAGCCCTGATCCGGGATTTACGTTTACCAATCCCCCCTACAGGCAATGTATGCCTTGTGATGGTTTGCCGAATACCATAACGGACCCTAGAACGGGTCTTCGTATTGGCGATCCAAATAATCCATCGCCGGGAGATGCAGGATGTATATATGTAAGTCTGAATGACTGTAGGCCAAATTGTTTAAATCCTCAAGAGAGAGTTCGTGAGCCGGGGGACGTTGTCCCACCAGGCGGTGGCGGCGGCGGCGGGCAAACGGGCCGCCCCGGTGATGTCGTACCTCCATCTCGCGGCCCTCTTAAGCCAATAACTTCCAATCCTGGGGGCACACGATTCCCCGGTCTTCCTCCTTTCCCCCCTGCTCCTCCACCACCGCAAGGCCCTACGACTGGTGGTATTATATATTACAGATGCGAGGTTGTGGCTCTGGGTGTTTGTCCTGGGGAAGAAGGATTACCTCTGAATGAGGCTACTATCACATCGGTGTTTACCGAGTGTCGAACGTGTAGTCCAAATATTGTAAATGCTAATGGGTCAGTTGAGCCTGATCCTACTTGCAATTTTTCTAGTTTAGCCTTGTGTGAAGCTAACTGTATCTCACCCACGTTTACAAACCTCCCATGCCCACCGGAAGTGTCCACTCAGGAGCCAGACCCAACTTTAGGGACCACTACAACGTCTGAGCCTGGAGGTTCAACGACTGATCCTGCAAGAGGCCAAGGTGTTTCAATCTCTCAACCAACTCCTCCAGCTTTAGGGACCACTACAACGTCTGAACCCACAACACCTCTTGGAGATCCTATTGTTATTGTGCCATTTTCCACAGCAAATGAGCCTAGTGTGATTGCTCCTGGGCTACCACAGACTGTCCAACCTCAATCGCCATCAGTAAGTACAAACACTACCAATCAAGCTAATCAAATAATCAGTAACCAGCAAGCTGTCAACGGCAACCTCATAACTGTAAATGAGATGGTTGAAGAAGAAAACTACGTAGACATTGAAAAAGGTATATCGGAACCCTTTCTATTTGATCCTAATTTAAATTTCTTTAAAACTGAGCCAACCCAGGAAACCATTATTGTATCCAACAACCTAAATTTAAATGTATTCAAATCTGAAGTGACCGAAGAGGTTGCTAATTTACTTCAATCCAAAAATTCTACTGGTCCTTGGGATGAGATAACTCTTCAAAATTTATCGGACGATAAGTTGCTAATCAGCTTGAACCCTCTTCTATCAAATACTTTTCAATATTTAAGGTACCCTGGTGGTCAACCAATCGGTGTTTCTACGTTATTGAATGTCGTAAGAAAACATTTACTTGAGGGCACCATTGATGAATTCGATCCTAATTACTACTTACAAGCTGCTGAGGGGCAACTAAATCAAAAGTTTGATGTGTTGGAAAGACCGAAGGACAAAGAGCTAGCCGACCGTCTAGCCATTAAATTTCTAACTAACGCTGCTAACACCTACGAGAATAGTAAAAATTCCTCGTGGAGAAACTTTCAAATCAATAGAGTTAGACCCCTTAATGAAGACGTTAAATTACAGGTGGCTGTTACAACTTTAGACGGCACAGTAAAAGATTTAAATATACCTAATGATGGTTTTGAAGTTAGCACACTTAGTGCGGTGGGTCAGGTAACTATCCCAGCTTTGGGTGCTCCAAACAAACTAAACATTGGAGATGGTGGCGGTTATTACATTGATGCTTTAAAGTCTGGTAATGAGGCAGACGCTGTGTACACAGGTAATATTATACCTGATTCATATTATGCCCCTCCGTCAGTTAGATTGAAAGTTCTAGAGATGCTGGATATAGATCCAGCCATCACTATTACGGCATCATCAATTCCAAATCAACATGAATTTATCGCGGGAGATCTCGGTGCCTCTGCCACAAAGCCTCTGTATTTCATTCTTGACCTAAGTTCTGTTAATGGAAATTATGCTAGCAATTCGTTGGTTGAGAATTATAGCGGAACTTACACACTGCTCACCGCTTCCGCAGACATTCAAAGACACGTAAACAATAACGCTTTGAATACCCCTATGCTTTCTATTGATTACAGAGATCCAATATACAGATACATTCTTGATACTTCTGGATTTACGGCATCACTCAACGACTTCAACCTTAATGGATTTAAAGACAAAGGGTTCTCTTCGATAGGATCGCGTTTTGTTAAAAATATACCTTTTGGATTTGTAGTAACTCCAGTTGCTGGTGGTAAATATAATCCATTTAACGGAAATTCAAATCTGAAAACTCACGGTGAGACTCATGTAAGATCTCTCTCTGTACTACCTGCAACAGATGCTTTCATTGACGGAGGTAATCCGCCCATGTTCAGATCTTATAGTTTAAATGTTGTAAGCGGAGTAAATAGTGTCGGTAATGGTGAAGAGGAGAGTGATCAAAATATTGGGTATCAATATTTGGAAGAAGATTTCACACAAACCTTCTATTCCGCCAGTTCCGACGAATATGGCACTAGCTCCACGCCTGTATCCGCTCAAGGCACGGCTTACATGCTTAGAGAGGTTATTGATTATTTGTCGTCAACCTATAGCACCACAACGCTAACTTGGTATGACGTTTTCAGTAGGATGCCCATTAATAAGATGGGTCAAGTTTTCTACGACAGTGATAAAGATTTAATACTTAAAATTGCAAATGGCCTAAGGGGCGGCATCAAAATAGAAAATATCGAGGCGGGATTTAATACCTCGTCTAGGATTATTGCGGAAGACTCTAAAACTATCGTATCCTCGGAGGATAGGAAGAACGTTAGTAAGATTAGAGTATAATTTTATAAAATTTATTCAGAGAAATTGAGTACATAGTAATACAGGAGTATATTATGCGTTACATTAATGTTGAAGATGACTACGTCGGTAAGATTCTTGCCGCCAACCAACTCGTTGAATCGAAAGAGGTGAACGAGGCTCAAGAAGTTGAGACCGTTGAAGAGGCTTGTGAAGAAGGCCATGTTTGCCCGCTGTGTGAGTCGGAGTTAGATGCCCCGATCTCGGAAGAGGCGATGCAAGAGTGTGTGGACTTCATCCTTGGCACCATCAACGAAGCCCTTGAGCAAGATGGTGAGTTCCTTGAGGAAGACGAGGACCTCGATGAAGCCGAAGATAACGACGACGAGGACGAGGACGACGACAAGAAGAAGAACGGCAAGAAGAAGGACGACGACGAAGATGACGACGACGAAGAGTGAGGTTAAAAGATGAGTGCTAGCACTAAAGATCTTTTAGCCCTCTCCGAAGGCATCCTAGCTCAAACTCCTCCCGTGAAGGAGGCGTCTGTCCCCACTGTGGAAAGTCCAGTCATGGCGAGTCCTATGGTGGGGAGACCTGTCGAGGATGGTGGTATAGAGTCTGTCGTTGTACCCAACTCTTATGTTGATCAGATTGTTGGTTTCAGTAACGCTTTAAACGAAAGCTCTGACCCCGAAAAGAAACAAGAAATGATGCCTGTGTTTGAGCCTATCTCAGAGGCAGGCATACTGAAAGAGAGGCTTGAAACTTTAGTAGAGCATCTTAAGCAATTGTTGAAAGAAGCGAGAGATGTCATGGAAGAGATGACAACCACTGGCATGATTGGCGTTAACCTAGTTGCTAATAAGAAAAAGAAATATGGATCTCGTAAACGTAATAAAAGAAACAAGAGCAAGTAAAGCTCGGGGGTCTGCTGAAGGTAGATCTAAAATGAAAAAGGGTGGGGCTAAAACCAAAGCCTCTAAATCCCGTGTTAAAGTTTACGACTCTATTACAACTGCTTTAAAGAAAGGCTTTGTTGGTCAAATCTTCTCTACAAAAAATTCAAACCGTCTTTATGTCATTACTAAGCGTAAGTGGGGTAAAGATGATGAGCAGGAAGTTGGAGGTCGTGTTGCCAAAGGATTCTCTCCCGGCACCATACCCTCCAAGTTTTCAGATGTGAAGAAATATGCCGTCAGAACTCTGGTCAGGCATGGTAAGCAAAAATCCAGTAAGTTCAAGAGCAAGAAATACTGGTCTCGCAAGCAGAAATAGGATTTATTATGTTACTCGTCGAGTGCAATGTTTTAGAAAAGGTAGAAGTTATTAATGAAGGCAAAGAGGGTAACACCCGCCTTCGTCTGCGAGGCAAGTTCCAACAATGCGATGAGCAGAACAATAACGGAAGAATCTATCCTAGAAAGATTCTGGAGGGCCAAGTTAAAGCCATTCAGGAGAAGATCGGTGATCGCTCTTTAGTTGGTGCTCTCGATCACCCAGCCAATGATGCTATTCACCTTTCGCAGGCTTCCCACCTTATCACTGGTTTGAATGTTGCTAAGGATGGCTCCGTCATAGGTGAGTGTGAGATTCTCTCGACTCCCAACGGCAAGATTGTTGAAGCTCTTATTAATGACGGTGTGAAGATTGGTATCTCCAGCCGTGGTGTCGGTAGTGTTACAGAGGGCATCAAGGGTAAGATTGTCAACGAAGACTTTAAACTTATCACGTTTGACCTTGTATCGGATCCGTCCACACGAGGCGCTTTCCCTGAGCTTTCTGAGTCTATGCGTGAGAACAGTCAGCGTGCTCAAGAGATTGTCTCCAAGCACAAGAAAGATCGAGTTCTGCTCACCATGCTGGAGAGCAAGATCAGTGAGGCTTTGAAGGGCAAGCAGAAGAAGCTTGATAAGAACAAGAATAACAAGATCGATTCCGAAGACTTCAAGATGCTCAGAGGTGAAAAGAAAGATGACGATAGCATGGACGAAAAATCGTTTCCTGATTTAAGTGGTGACGGCAAGGTCACGATGAAGGACATCCTTATGGGCCGTGGTGTCATTAAGAAAGGTAAGAAGAAAAAGTCTATGGAAGAGGGGAGTATTAAAGATGATCCAGAAGCTTTCAAGAAAGCTAAGGCTAAAGCGAAAGCTAAAGGCCAGCAAACAGAAATGCCCAAACCCAAAGAAAGCATCGACATTGGAGCGGTGGCAGTTGAAGGCCTAAAGAAAGTTTGCTGGGGTGATCGACACGATGAAGGCGAGACGAAAAGAATGAATAAGCGCAGAAGACAAGCCATGGATACACGAGCCGGAGCACAGAGGCCAAGTCTTGACACGCCAGATACGGCCCGCTCAAAAGCTTATGATGCTCTCAAAGGTGACTTTAGTCGAGTGGCAAAATCCTACCTTAAGGCCAAGGAATATGGCAGAAGCGGTGAAGCAGCAGCAGCCAGAGCACGCGCTAGAGCGACCGGAGTGAGAGCACCTGTAAAGCCCAAAAAACGAAACAATCAATAAACCCAAGGAATGAACCATGTCAAAACATGAAGACTATGACGATTACAACACCGGAAAGCAGACATTTATTGTGAAAGACGAAAAGGCAGCACTGAAGATGAAACGGGAGGAGGCGAGAGCCGCCCGTGATAAGTA